AAATAAAACCAAAACCAAAAGCTCATACCACTTCCCCCTCTCTTTGATTAATAATATCTTCAAGATTCTCTCCGGTTAATTTCTGATACCTCTTAGCGAATTCCATCCTGTCACGAGGATGAGTCCAGGTAAATAATCTAATCGTTAAAAATTTATCAAGGTACTCACTCGATAAATACTTATTATACGCTATCGCATTTTGAATCATTTCGTTTCTTAGTTGTTTCATGGTTATAGATTAATATGGTTAATAACTTTATCAATTAACAAACCTACATCAGAACACATTTTTTTATTCTTAGTAGATTTAAAAGAGTATTTCCCCTTCAGTGTAGATAAGTCAGAAATCAAATCTTTCACTTTAGCTGAGTCACCTTTGCTTAATTCTGATTGGAGCCGGGCTTCTTCTTCCTCTTTGGCTTTTTGTTCAGATTCCTGTTTTGCCTTTAATTCAGCTTCGATTTTCTCCCTAGATTCTCGCTCTTTTTTAAATTTAGCTTCATTTTCCTTTGCTAATCGAGATTGTTCAGCTTCTCGTTTTTTACGATCTACTTCATCTTTCTTTGCTTTAGCTTCAGCCTCTTTCTTCAGTAGTTCATTTTCTTTTCGGATGCGCTCTTGTTCTTTATCAAAATCTTCTTTTTCTTTTTTTAAATAATGAACAAGCTCATCCCACATATCTAAATCCCATTGACCAAAATTTGAAACCTTATTATCTTCAGGCATAAATTGCCAAAGATGAATAACACTTGATCGCCTATCACTATTCAGCCTCTCAACTCTCTCGGCCTCTACTCGATCCTCTTCAGCTTTTTTCTCTGCGGCAATTCTGATATCATATGACGTTTTCGTTCCAAATAAAAAATTATCCCATACTCCATCTGTAAGCTCCCCTAAATTTCCGGGAACAAAATCAACTTCATACTTCTCTAGCTCTAAAGCTCTTTCTTCTTGAAGCTTTTCAATTTTTTCAGCTTCGATATTTTCATAATGCCTTTCAATTGCCATCAACTTCTCTTCAATGCCCTGAGAGGACATTAATTGAGCATTTTTCCATCCATCAACAAATCTGCCGCCTTGTAAATAAAAATGTTTTAATTCTTTATGAATCTCAGCAGTTCCAGTTCGTATTTTAACATATTTCAATCTCAATTCTTTAGCTTTTGTTGTAGCTTCCTTTGAGATTTCAAGTTTTACAACTTCATTATATTCCTTTTCCAATGCAATCATACTGTCTAACATTGGTTTGAACATATCAGAAATTTGCTTTGCTTTATTTTCTTCAAGTCCAAATTCTTTGGGATCAATTTTTACTAAATTCATATTTATTTAAGTTTAGAAATTAAGTGGTCACGTATAATTATTGCTTTTCTAACTTTCTCAATCATATAGTTACTATCAATCTCGTCAACTTTAAAATTGATCATAACCATCCTGTTTTCATTCTTTTTAAATCTAGGGTCATAGCTGATAAATTTCCAGTTATCACGATTACATTTCCCAGCGTAAAAAGTCATTTGCCAATATTTAGCAGGATAATTCTTTTTAATATCAACTTGATTTCCGAGTAAATATAATAGATGATTATCGGAATTAGGACAATAAACCTCTATTCCTGTATCAAATTCATCAACCCAGCCGTCAATTGACCATGCTGTAGAATCATCTGATTCAGTGTCTTTTTCAATTATCTTTATGCCTTTTGATGCTTCTAAATATCTCTTAGCTTCTGGCTCAAGTTCAATACCTCTTAGCATTTCAATGGAAGGCTTAAATTCCTTTCGCTCTCCTGTAAGATATTCAGTTACTTTTTCATAGATGTATGTCATTGCTCCATCTCCAAAAGGAATATCTATTGTTTTTCTTTTTCCTTTATTCCTTTTTTCTTCTGCCAATTCTTCAGCACTCATAGCTCTTTTTCCTTCAGGTATAAGTCGATAAATTGACGACCCCGTAAATTTACCAAACCTTAATTTTAATTGTTCTTCTGTTAGTGTTGAGTTCATGGTTTCTCCGTTATTTTAGCATCCTTAAACCTATCAGAGTCCATGAGACCCTCGTAATTCATAGTATCTTCTTTTCCCATATCCATACCGAAAATGCACCCTATCTTTTTAGCTGCATTTTTCTCAGCAAATGTCAAGGCGTTAGGAGCGGCTTTTTGAACAGAATCGAAGTTAACTTCATTCCAGTCCATTGCCCCCTTCTTTGATTTAGTGTGAATAGGAAAACCACCTACGCCATCTTGATAGCGCATTTCTTTAGTTATCGGGTGCTTGTAGTGCAGTCTGACGGTGCAGACAACAGAATTAACCATTTGTTGAACTTGTCGAACTTCTACATTCCATGTTACAAACAGACGGGTAAGCATAAACCGAACCTTATCAATTGACAGGTAAGGAATACCCTTGTACTCTTTAATCCACGATTTAGGCGGAGTTTGATTAAGGATTACATTGAAGGCATTTTCCTGGGCCTCTTCACCGGCCTCAGATTTCATAATCTCTGAATAAGTTGGAATTTCCATATTTTAAAAGTTTAAGTTTGAAATGCTAATGTATGAAATGTTTTTCACTTATGCAAATTAAATTGGAAAAGACAAGTTTTAAGCTACTTGCAGGAATTGAAATTATCCTTCTTCATCCCAATTCCAATATTTTACACCTGAATTAGTCCAACCGAAATGCTCTCCGTTTTCAAGTAACCAATCTTCGGCTTCGTTAAATGAATCAAAATCTTCTATAATGACATCTCCATCTATATCACGGAGAAAATCACGGTTTCCAAAGTCGATAAAACTGTATGCACTCATAATAATTTAAATTTTTAGATTAATAAATATGTTGTGCTACTAAGTAGCTTAAAACCTTCCCTTATTCAAAAATATTACCCCTCCCACGGCTTTGTTGGAAAGTCTTTCGCGTCGATCACATCATGCATAACCTTACTTACGTTGGATGGTTTTATAGAGTTCTCCCTACAAAATTTCATAAATCCGCCACATTCTTTATAATACTCAGACGTTACAACAAAGTCTGGCATACTCTTAAAGTGCATTACTACAACTGAAATCTTTTCTTCCATGGTAATATTTATTTTAGATTTTACCTTTGCCATATCAAATAATGGCTATGTTTTCAATAACCATTCTAGACGGCGAATACAATTCTTACTACCGTTAATCCTACCAGAATAATACGATGTGTCCATCCCATCCGTTATAGCTTTCTCAAATCGCCTTAAGGAAATGCGTTCATCTACGATAGCTCTTTTAATTTTCTCTTCCATGATAATATATTTTAAATTTTACCTTCACCATATACTTCGAAGAGTTAGCACAAACGCCCCTTCGAGGGGTCGCTAACGATCAGTTAATAATTCGTCCATTGATATTCGCACATAGATGAACAAAAGTTTCTACCTTTGCTAATTGTATTGCCACATTTTAGGCAATTATTAACTTCCTTCGTCAGCTCGTTTGTGCTAACGTTTAATTTTTTTGCTCGATAAACCATTCTCAAATAAATTATCTTAGTAATAATTCCATCCTTGTATGCTTCATACAGGAAATTAATTAATTCTTTTTTAGTCATCTCTTTGTTTTTAAGTTCTACAAGTTCTCAGTGCGCACGTAGGATAACATTAAATAACTGGCTAGTAAATTCAACATAATTTATTCGCACAAATAGCTATAAGCAATAACTTAAGGATACAGTGATCCGCAGATAGCGTCTTGAATAGACCTATCATCTTCCTTCATCACCATTTCATCAGTAACTTTTAGGTCATCAAACAACACAATAGATGAGTATCTATCTGTAAACATGTAATTCAGTTTCATTAACCTTAAAGCTTTTTTTTGAATTTCCTTCAATAACTTATCTTTTTCTTTTTCTCTTTCCATAATAAAATATATTAAATTTTACCTTCACCATATACTCCGCAGAGGTTAATCCTTAACCTCCAACAAAGTCAAATCCGACCCCTTGCCTGAATCTTCTAACTTAACCCAATCAGAGAAGGAGTTATCGACCGGAGTATTTATCCACTGAAATACAACAGTTCTAGAAAGTATCCATGCAGCTTTTAGATTAGTTCCTTCTTTATGTGCTACTATCATTGCAGCACGTTGCTTCCAATAAGGTTCTTTTGGGCTGTGTAAGAAACATTGGATTACTAGGCATTTGGTGTGTTCTGACATAATTTCAAAAGTTAGTTATTTTTTTTGTTGCCCAATGTACTCACCAAGAATATCAAGCTTATTCAAAATCTGATCAGTCTCTTCTTTCGCGTATTTTTTAATAAGCTCTTCTCTTATTAATTCGATATTGGTAAGCGTTTTACCATATTTTGTTATTTCTTTATACCAAGAATTAAAATATGTTCCTCCTGTTGTTCCGTATTTATTTACAAGAGATAATTGTTCCTCACCATTTATTTTAATGGTTAGCTTTTGACCTATTTCTGTTTTCGAAACTACTTCTGTGAAATTTTTAAATTCTCTGTTGAAACGTTCTTCGGCTCTTTCATTGATTCTTTTTTCTAGTGTGTTCATATCTCATATATTTTAAGTTCTCTGCTAATATATGCAAAAGTTTTCACATATGCAAGTTTATTGCATAAAAAAACCGGGTAATCTCCATTACCCGGTCAAACTTTTAAAAATATGAAATCACAAATACTTCCCAGAAGAAGCTAAAGTACTACTTTTTTCCTTTACTTGCAAATTATTTCTTCTTTGTTTGCTTTTGAACATGGTGAACTAAAGACGCACCAGTCAACGCAATAATTACAGACATTGCAGCAGCAAATATATCAGCAGGTATTTTTGTTTGAAACGCCATTAAAATAATAATTGCTACTTGTCCAATAATAGTTTTGTTTCCGTTAATCCATTTCATAATATAGTTTTTAGTTATTATTAGCCCGTTTAGAGCGTTTTTTAGCCTTTATTCGTTCTAATAGAGGTTTGCGTGTTATCTTGTTAGTTATATCTTGAGAGCTATTAGAATTGCGCTTTTGAACTATTTTCCGGGTTGATATCTCGGTATTATTTACGCTACTTCGCATTAACAACCATAATATAATCATTCCTGCGATAACTCCTATTAATGCAGCAATTAATAATTTCATGATTCGTAAATTACATATTTAGTACGACTCCCAATTTTCACAGCTTTTAAAATCTCATTTCTATTTTTAGTCCCATTATATGAAACATGAACCCAAGACGGATTATCCTGATCTCCAAACTCCCATATAAGCTGGTCGAAATATAAGTTATCTTTGATATAATTAAATATTTCACCGTTAGAACTCCACCCATGAATAACAAAATAGTCATTATCAATATCCATTGCAGCTCCATTATTCGCTAAATGCTGGCTATTTTCAGCACCATGAATTAATGAATTAAGATCACTAGACCTGAAAAAACTTGATATATTTATAGGCTGATCTCCAAGGCCATTTCTTAATGGTTCAAAAACAAACATTGCTAAAGATTGCATTCTCTTTAATTGATCGTTATTAGGTTCATTTAAAACAGAATGTCTTATAGCTGTGTCGCTTTTTATAGCTTCTTTATAACTTACATTTTCAGATATTCTTTCCATTATTCATGCTGTTTTAAGATATCTTCTTTAAGTTCTTTATAGACTTGAGACAACTTATTCTCAGAATCTTCCTGTTCAGAATAAAGATGTTCATAATCTCTCAGGTGTTCTCCAATAGTTTGATTGATTTCAATTATAGTCTCCTTATTTTCCTTAATAGTAGGAAATGCATTTTCAACAGTAGTAGCAAATTTAATCAAATTCTTATATTCTTCAACTGTAAGGATTTTATGCGTTTTGTCATTTACATGAATATCTTCATCTAATAAATGATTTTCTAAGTTATTTTGAAGTTTAGCGTAACCGATAACAGAGCCGACAATAGTTGCTAAAATAGGAATTGCTATAGAAATCAGGTTTCCTATAGTCAAGTTGCCTAGCATATTCTTTTTTATCTCAGCCATTCATAATCAACTTTTACTATTAATCAGTTTCTCAAGCCCTTTAAAACCTAATTCAACATACTTTCTGAAATCATCTACTTTGGCAATAAAATCTGATTTAAGTTCTTTGTGTCGGTCATTATTCGTTTCTACAAGTATTTTTATATCTGAATCCATTTTTGCGAATTTTTGATTTTGATCTTCTTTAAATTCATTAAACCTTTCTACACCAAGTTTTGCATTTATTTTGGTTTCATTGTCTTTCTGCATACTTTGTTGCAACTTTCTGAAGGCTATCCATAGGAGAACAACTTGTATTAAAAACCCCCCGACTAAAAGCGTCCCCGCGAAAAAAACCGATAAAGTAATATTGTCAGACATAGTGCCATTATTATTATAAATAAATAAATGAAAATCTTCCACTCGTAATCGCCATAAATTGCTGCGTAGGACCAAATAAACAGATACGCTGTAGGAGGTATTGCTACAACCATTATTATTTTACTCTTTATTAAATCGGCCACACAGATAAACATTATCGCTTCTCCGGCACATCTAAGAAGATGATTAACACAATTTATGTCTGTTAACAGCCATAGGGGGTATGATATAGCAAATAAAGTACCTCCTATAACTATTAATATTTTATTTAATTTGTCCCTCTCCATTTTTAAGGTCTGGGATCAGGTGGAGGCTCTTGTGGTTTTGGTTTTGGGCGAACTACTTTTTGTAAATGTTTCATAGCTTAATATTTAAGTGAATATATCCGCTGTAAACAATATTTTTACTTATCAGCGGTCTGTTTTTTACATTTCCAATATAAGAAATACTATACTTTTTTTTAGTATAAAGTCTTAACTCAATATTCCCTCCATAAGTCCACGCGTATCCGCCTTGATTATGGATAACTCCCGTTTCAAATCCGGTAAGTAATGCCAATCTTCTGTCTATTAGTGTATAATCTAAACCTCCTGTAAAACTTTCATACTCTGCCCATCCAAAAGTTTCTACAACCAAATAAGGATTGTATCGATTATGCTTATAAAATATCTTCTGCCTGAGATCAAGTTTGTATTCGGATAACATTTTAGGATCGATACCAGGAGAAATATACAATCCATTCTTACCGTCAAAGCCATCATACCAGAAGTGTTCATAGGCTATTGTGATGCCTATTCCCCCAATTAAACCTAAAACTACTCCATTGCCTCCAATCTTTGGGGCCGCTTTAGATTGTATGATGATTCCTAAAGCAATTAGAAATATAAGAGCTAGCTTTCTCATTCCTCAATTATCAAGTAAGGCATTCCGGTAATTAGATCAAATCTAGCAGTTACATTACAACCTACTGAATCGATTATCATATTGCCATGAATTTGTATTTTCTTAATAGAATCGATCATTTGTATTGCTTCCTGCTTGTATTTATCACAATTGCAATCACAACCTAACACCAAGACAAATAATAATATGAGTACTAAGTTTTTCATTGCATAATTATCCAAACTACTAGTAAAGCGATAGTAAGACCAAACATTATAATTACTACCAATCCAATTTTGCTGACTCTTTTTCTTTTTACCATTCAAATCGTATATACTGTATCATCCCTGGTACGGATTTCCTATAATGTGAAGGATACCAGCTATCGTAGCAACAAAACCAACAACGACGCCCACGGCTAGCCATATCCACTTTTTATTTTTTGTCTTTTTAAAAAAAGGTTTCAATCGAAATTCCATACTGCACCTCCATTTGATGTAATCCAGTTTATTTGATTCTGTGTGAATTCGTCATCAGCCGAATGTGAATAATTGAACATCCAGAGATTTGAATTTTTCCAATATAAGTTCCAGTTGTTGTTGATTATCTCATTCTCAAGCTTTGTTTTTATTGCAGGAGAGATTACAGATTTAGGTATCCGGATAACAGGAAATTCGAAAGCATCCAAAATTACCTTGGCTAGATATCGCTCAGTTACTTTATTTAATAGAAGGGTATATTTTCCTAACACCTCATCATAAGAATAGTCGATATAAGTTAAAGCTCCCTGCCTGGGATATCCGTTGATATCATTAATTGAATCAATGAAAATAGAAACTCTTGGAGAATAATCCACGTAAAGTACATTCTTTTGAATGCTATCAAGCTGACTAAATACTGAACAGCTAATGAATAATAATAGTATTGTTAATCTCATTGCAAATCAGTTATTTCTAATTGTGTCAATACTCTTGGATAAATCATCATGCTACTTAATTGCCCCTCATAAGGCCTATAATTAATAGTTGAAATCTGACCAGTAAATGTAGTTGATGCTTTTGTTGTATTCGCGTCAATTATATTATTTGCATTATGATAAGCTTTGACATTTCCTTCACTGCTTATTGTCACTGCATAATTATTTAAGCCGCTGTGATCTATACTTGACGATGTAAATTTATCATTACTCGCTCCATCACCTACCCATACAATAAACGTTGCTCCTGATTTTACTTCAAATACTAATCTATTAAATGGAGACGCTACATTTGCACCAAAAAGTGATGACTGTATAGTAACAGGATCGCTCGCCCAAAAGAAAACAGATATATTTCTATTGGTTAAAGATAAAGGAGTATTCAAATAATCATTATCTCCATCGAAATCCAATTCCGCAGTATCAGACTCAGCCCATAATAATTTCGGCATATTGATTGCAGTTGTCTGCGTTGCATGATTCCCATTGCCGGTCTGATCAAACAATGTATCAACACCTCCCCAAAAATATTCATCGCCAACACTACCCGTAAAATTTTGATCAAATACTACTGTATCAGGCGTACCAAAAATATCACGGACTTGATAAATTGTTCCACTTGTCGGTGACCCTATTCTTGCTGAATTACCTATAACAACCTCGCTTGTTCCGTCAAACACAACCGTATCATTACTTGACGATTTTACCGTGTCGGCAGTAGAGTTAAACGTTAAAGCACTTACTAGATTATTAATAGCGTCGTATTCAGCTGTTGGAAGTAAATCACCTCTACTAAGTGAGAATGTATTATCATCTCCCATCATAACGCCGCCAGTAGGAATTATTTGACAGTACGAAACCGAACAGATAAAACAGAGCAATATAACCGCTTTCACCTTCATGTTAATTTATATCGATTAATAATTCTATCAGCGCCGTATCTTGTGCGACTATTGTCAAGGTATCAATTAAAGCATAATCGCTCCCAAAATTATAAGAAAATTCCCCTGGTTTCATTACGATTCCATTCGAAGGAATTCCATCAATAGTACCTGTTACACCCGTAATCACTGCATTGCCTGTAGCTGTAAGCGGTACGTACACCGATCCACTTATCACGTTATCTGATTTATAAATATGTAGGGTATCGTCTACAATTGTAAGAAATAATATGGTTTCAGAACTGACCCGAACAGTTGTTTTGGAAGATATCGATCCAGATTCATATACTTCCTGAGCACTTAATAATAGCGTAGGAAATAATAGAAATATAATTATTAAATTTTTCATGGCTTATTTTTTTTGTCTTATTATTAAATTTCCACTAGTACACGTCGCATCATCAACTATGCCTATCCATACATAATTAGCATGATAACCAGAAAAATTAAATACTAATTGATTCACCTCAACACCTAAGTAACTTTGCGTATAAGTAACAGTACTTAATGTTACAGGAAGCGGCAATCCACCAAATGAAGGAAGAAATGCTGGTTTTGTATCTGTCAGCGTGTAGCCAATTTTAAGACCTAATACATCGCAATTAATATCAGTAAAATCAACTTCAATAATTGCGTGTTCTTTAATTGATATGGGCGCAAGCGTGTCCCCAGTCACTCCCGACATATCAAACATTGTATATTCCAAAAATTCCTGACCGCTCACAAGCATCGGAATTAAACAGATAAAAAATATTAGCTTTTTCATGATATAAAATTATTGTTAAATGTTAAACTTTGCAACATAATCGCGTCTTTTTTCTTCTGATCACCTTCGTAATCCTCAATAATTAGTGCTTCTGTCACCTCTGCATTAAGCGAAGCAGAGTTATCATTAGCAACTGAGACTAATTCATCAAGTCTGCCAAAATTCTGATCTACTACGTCAAATATACTTATTCCGCTCATGATTTTTTAAATATAAGTAGTCGCTCATTATTTAAGAGACCATTATCTTATCAATGGTCTGCCCTTTGTTAGTAATAAATACTGTTGAGTATTTCACAACTATAAATTTAAAATCACCTAATTCGTCATGATAGTTTATCAATAAAAACTCACCTGGAACATCTTCATCATCCTTTATATCATTCCAAAAAAATGAAGGTACTCCGACAACTACCCCGTCTTTACCTTGAGTTAAATTCCCATAATTCTTTTTAAAATCATCGATATTTTGATAATGTTTAAATTGATGAATTATATTACTTCCATCAAATATAAGCGTTCTACCGCCATCATTTATATTTGAAGATTCGTTACAATTAATTTTTATTTCCATTTTCTTAAGATTTAAATTATTATTATTATTATTACGACTACTTATATTATATCTTAGTGGCGTTATATTCAACAATTGATTGAAATGAAAGTACTACATTAAACCCGTCAGCATCCTTTGCGGCACGTGTAAATGCAGATTGAACGCCTGATGTATCATAGCAATTGATAGTAATCGCATAACTATTGTCCGCAAACGCGCTTGGAAACGTAATCTTTTGTGCCCCGGCGGCTAATGTCCCAGAAACTCCTGACCTTGAATTAACCGAAGCTACTGCTACCCCCGAATCTTGTAATTCACCGACAGCATCAAGGCCCGCTAAATTACCGGGTGAAGCCGGAACTATTTTAGTTGCTTTAGTTGCAATGGCTACGGCATTAGTGCCTATATCAGTATTTAGTGCAATATCATTATCATTAATCTTATTCCTTGCGACTACGCCATCGTCATCGTTTAATACAGGGTCAAGAACTGCCATATCTTTAATCTATCCAAGTTTCAGTATCAATCCACTTACCCCCATCATTCCATATACCTTCAGCTAAAATCCAATCCAGTATAGTGACAGAGTAATTATTTCCAAATGTAGTTCCGCTGTCTGATATTTCTTTTTTTACATCAGCAATACCGAGAGTAGAATTATCAATAACAAGCTCAGTCCCCGGAAAAAGATTATCAGACAAAGACAATCCGTTATCATTTGATAGAGTTACAAGATTATCCAGTGTGCCAAAATTCTGGTTCGTAATATCAAATATACTTTGTCCACTCTGTGCTTTAGCCATTATTTAGTTTTTACAGCATCTACAAATATTTCAGGCCCATCGTTGATAATCAAAGATACAACATTATAGTTATCCCTTTGCAGTGCTTCTCTGATAGCTTTACGCTCATCATTCTTGCGAAATGGGCCGTATAGTCGTCCGGATACCCCGTAACCGAGTAAAGGATATTGGTAGAATTGTCCTTTTTCAGCTTGAAGTATTGCCTGGATGTTTTGATCATCCGACTGACCTATCTCCCAATCTCCATCAACTATTGAAAGATCATCATTTGAATCAAATACTAAATCTTTGCTTATCATAGTTAGTGTTTTACTTTTGTGTTTTCAAATTCTGTTTTAGTTGATGAAGGTACGCTGTCAGTTAAGTAACCGGCTGTTAAAACAACCTTAAGTGCTGCCCCACCGTCACTAGGGACTGGCGCCCATGTATTAAAGTCTGTTTGTAATTGATCAAATAAAGCCTCTAAATCATTCAATCGATTAGTCAGAGCTATTACTTTCACCATCCCATCATTCACCCCATCGTTAAAAGTCCACTGGGTTTGCTTTGCAACTACATTACTAATCTCAGTCCATGCGCTTATAAAAGCCTCTTCTTTACTCATAAAAGTAATTACGACAAGCGAGCCGACTGTTGGAACTACAAAAAAACCCTTGCTATCAGTATTTGACCCTTCGGTGTAATCAGCCTCTAATCTTACATCCAGAACATCAGGACCCCCATTTGAAGGAGTCACCACGCAAGTTCTCGTTGATTCACTTACGCTTTTTACCAATCCCTGTAGAGAATAAAGTTCATTTTCTCCGGCCCAAATCTTAATCAAATCAAATAATATGTCAGTCTCTCTTCCCATTTATGTAGTTTGAATATCTAAATTAAGCACCTGTCTATAGCCATTCTGACCAAATGCTATATTGACCCCTTTTATAATATACTTCCCGTCTTTCTCAGGGAACTTCAAATCTTCAATCTGAGCAATATCACCATGCTGCACCACTGGCTCACCAAATGTTGTTACCTGGCCCCGGAATCCTGAGTAGTATAGATTAGGTAGCCATCTCTCAAGGAATTCAGTCATTTGTGCTGTAGTTCTTCCGGGTACCGTCATAGTATTAAGATCACCGCCGGGGTTTCCCGTCCGAGTAACAATCGACCCATTTTCATAAAAAGTATATAGCTCAATCTTCGATCCGTCAGGTTGCACGCTTACCCCGTGAGCTACAGTATTAAGTTCTGATTCATCAAGTTTCTCAAGTCCGTCACCACGAATTATATTCCTTTGAAATTTAAAATCATGGGTTGATCCGGTGCCAGGAGTGTAAGCCAATCCTGAATTAAGCACTCCATCTCTGAACCAAGAAATTATCTTGTATTTCGTTTTCAATTCTTGAAGTACCTTTACGAGACTCACTCGGTCAATCTTAAAATTCCCTAATGTCGCATCTACTATATTAACATCACCTGAATAATTATCGGTGATAAGGGTATTCAAGGTTACATTCTTAGCTGAATAATTATTAATAGTCTGTTGTTTTAAGATAAAAGCCTCATCCTCACACATTACTTTCATAGGTGATTCAGGCACCACTTTTTTAACATATCCAATGAAACGAGTGGTTAAATTAGGGTGATAACCCAGTTTAATAGTAACCGCATCATTCGTTTTAATAATACTTTTAATTGAAACTCCGTCTTTATTGGTGATCTTAGTCGGCAGTTCAATAACAGCGGTATCGGTCAGAGTTTCCCAACTTGACGCAATGCTTACATTAGTCACATAAGTGAAACGTAAACTGCCGATTGTTATTTCTGATCTAAGTCTAAGCATCTCATTAATTAGATATTGCCTGCGCATCAGCAAGCATTCTGAGCCACATCTCTATAAAAGTATCTCTCACTTCTGCTCCGGATTCTGTTATCGTTTCTGAATTTACAGAGAAATTTTCTACAAATTTGTCTATGTTAATGTTGAAAACTTTTGGAGCTGCGGATGTGATTCTAGTTACTTGGTCTGATAAATCACCCGCCCCTCCTTTTGCCGTATCATCAAATACGGTCGATTGAGTCGTAAGTAATTTACTTAATTGACCTTCATTATCAAGTAATTCTTTTAATTGTTTTACATATATCTTAAGTGAAGCTCTCCTTTCTCTATTATTAACTCTCTCTATATTTAGCGTCCTATTAAATGATCCTTGAAATACACTTCTGGTTATTCCAACAAATGCTTTATTTATTTTTTTCTCTCCACCTAATCGTGGAATATCTTCCATGGCCTTTCTTAATTTATCACCTGCTCTTCCCATTTCAGCAAATGTTTTTACTCTAAGAACTTCCATATCAGTAACTCCCTGTATTGAAGCCTTAAAATTATCCATTTCTTTAGAGGATTTTCTTAAAGACAATTCTTTATCAGTGGTGTTTATGCGATCTATTTTTTCTAAAAAGTCAGTCGCAAATTTCGTCATGTTTCTTAAAGAGTTAGTTATTTTTCCTTCTCCTCTATTAAGATTAAGAACTAAGCCCTCCCATGCAGAGCTAAGTCTTTTTACATCAGAATTTAGATTATCTGTATTTACGCGTGCTTGCTCATAAGCTATATTAGTGCCCGTCATTGACTCGGTAAGCTCATCAACTCTCTCCCGTTGCTTAATTAATGTTTGTGCGGCAATTACATTTTGACGGCCAAACATTTTATTAAGTTTATTTACGTCATCTTGAATAGGAGCTAGATTTTCAAGAGCTTTGGATAAACCTACTACTTTAGGATTAATTTTTTTATCTAATGATGAACCTAATTTAAGAAGAATATTACGCATCTGAATACCAGCACGCGCACCTTTAAGCCCTTTAGTCGATAGCGTTTCAACAGCAGCAGCAGATTGCTCTATACTTATACCTAACGAATCGGCAACGCCTCCAAACTCCTTTAATGAGTTTGTTAAATCTGGAATTTCAGCAGCAGCAAATTTTGAACCGGCAGCCAATAAATTAATAACCCTTGAACTCTGATCAGCTCCAAGTCCGAACTGATTAAGTGCATCAGTAAGAGCGTTTGCAGCAGCTGGTAACTCAAGTCCCGAAGCTTCAGAAAGTGTAATAGCCTCTTTAGTAACAGCAGCTAAAGCTGAAGCATTTTCAAGTAACTCAGGCTTTGCACTTGCGATTAATTTAAAAGCTTTTACAGTATCGATTGAACTCTTAGTTGTAGCTTTTCCTAACTCGATAGCTTTCCTTTTCAAAAAATCTAAATCATCACCAGTAGCCCCGGTAATAGCTGACAGATTAGATACCTGCTCTTCAAAATCAGCCATTTTTTTAATTGAATTCCCAAGAATAGCACCAACAGCGGCAAAAGTTGCAAAACGACCAATAGTGCGCACTAAAGATTTATCAAAACGCTGAGTACTCTGGTTGATTTTATTCATTCTGCCAGAGAACTTATCCTGAAGCGATATTAGATATCTTACATCTTGTGCCATTTATTTAAATTTTAAAGGCAATTGAGATATTGGCAATAAATGCTGACTTGCCAAGTATCTAACCCGGCACCAATTTTTAGCAATAGATTCTATAGGGTCTTTATCTGCCATCGGATCAACGTGTAAAAAAAATAGGATTAGAGCTATCTTTTGCTCTAACCCTACAATATCAGTTTTAAGCTTATACTTGCTTATTTTTTTTTTATCTCAAGATCGACAGGTAAAGCGTACTCATTAGCAAGATTAATGCAGATTGACATTAATACTTTAGAATTTTTTTCTATCTCAGTATCGAGAGCTACGCAACATAGCTCCCAAATAACTTTCCCCGCACCTATCACATCCATTGATCCAGATGATTTAACCTGATCCAATGAAGCTTTTATTTGATCGAAAGTAGGTTCTTGAATTTCGTAATTCAATTCTTTATCTTTAAAATCAAATGAATACTTCTGAGTTTTTCGATCCTTTATTCGTGGAGCTTTGTCAGTCATCTACCTATATTTTACGTTTGATATTACAATATCAAAAGTTCGAGTTATGTCAGTATCTCCCGTTGTAGATTCAACGCCATCAGTTGTAAACTCCACATTCTTTAGAACATGAACTACTGGTTTCTGAGGGTTGCCAAATACTATAACAATATCGAACATAGGAATCTGAAGCAGCGATCCGTTAGGAGCCGCATCTCTCAAAGCCTCTACATCATTCATCGAAATATCCAGCGAACCGGATGAATCAATCGGACCTTTTCCTCGGCTTACAGGTCGGTTTCCCGTACCCATATTATTGGTTTTATCCTGCTCTTCAGTGTAATTGATAGAGTTTATACCGGAAAGAGGCACGCCTAATACAACGGCTTCTATCTGAGTATAATCGTATGCTCTTCCATTTATTAATGGTGCTGCTGCCATAGTTTTAACTTATTGATACGGCAAAGCCGATGTTAACAGTAATTAATCTTGCTACTCCTACAGGAACTATCTGAATAGTCAATGTAATAGTCGAAGTCGTTACAACATCTTGATCGGGATCAATCAGCACTGAATTGGCTGGTAGTTCACCGTCAGGATTAGTATTGATTTCAGCATTAGTAGCCATATTTTCAAGCGCTTTGAAAGCATCGTTCTTGAAATCTTCAATAGTTCCAGTTGATAATTTACCAGTTGAAGCGTCTACATAAAGAGGGCTGTTTATTTTGTTGATAAGATTTTCTCTTACCAAGCGCACAGCCTTATCAATAGTTCGATTATTCGCAAGATAAGCGAAATCACTAGTTACTAAAGTAGCGGTCGGATCGTCACTGTAAAACGAACCAGTTACGCCTGTTTCTTTAGTCAGGTAAATATATCCCTGATTAGTTAAAGTCGTAAGTGTAACCGCGCTCTGAACGTCCCATGCTTCACCAGTTGCAAATTGCAGAGTATCATACTCATTAAATGGAGTTGTCTGAACTACAACTGAAGCAGATCGAGAATGTATCTGATCAAATTTATTTCTCCAACCGATATTCTCATGAACTGATGCATTGGCAGCCGATCCAAGAGCGGCACCTAAGCAAGTCATAGAAAATCCATTCACACCAACCATACGTCCACCTTCGCCTCCTTTATCCTCACCTATCACTACGCTTACATTTTTAGAGTCTAATGCCCTCATGTCTGCAAGTGCAGCTAATGTAGTAGCTGAAAAATCAGCTCCTAGTAATACTGATAAAGGATTATCATCAGTTTCAACAGCAGTTGCTCCGGTTTGAGAAGCAGTTACCTGACTAGATGCGAAAGTATCCGGCAAGAAAACTCCCATCTGGCGAATATCACCACTGGCAAAATCCTGAACTAATCCGATCTGAGTTCCATCATAAGAGGCGTAAATACCTATATATAGAATTCCTTGTGCAAGCCCCGATATATTCTCAGCTTCAGCGAAAAACTCTGATACATGATAATGATTAATAGCAACTTCTGATCCTACACCAGATGTAAACTGTGTTTCGGTATCTGTTCCCGCACCTGATGAGGCAGAAACTAATCCGGCAGCATTGAGAGAAACTCCATATTTTGCCGGTGCAATTATTAAAGCACTAGAAGGAACTGCATTAGTAGATGTAAATCCATGATTTACAGTCTCAAGGTTAATAGCGTTGAATATTCCCGTTGCTATTGTTACTGTAGTATCTGCGGTTACTTCCGTGTAAGTACATAAAGTTATAGCACTACCTCCCGCTGGAGTTATAGTAACTGTCCAAACATCACCAGCAGCTCCGGCAGCAGATATTAAAATATTCCCTCCTGTTGCTACTGTTTCATCTGAATGAGTTTCGACAATACCTAAAGCCTCAGCTTCAGCAAGTGTTGTAACTTTCTTTATCCTATCAGAAGAACCGAATCCTGAAGGAAGAGCAGTTTGGCTAAATATCAATCCTGATATATAATCCTCACCAGGCTGCTGCCTTCCAAGTCCTCCGCCTCCTCTAACAAATGTTATTTTTCCCATCGGTTAACCTCCTTTTTTTGGTGTAACCTTCTTTGCTTCTACTTTTGTTTCCGTTGGTTTTTTTGGCTCTACTCTTTTCTGTTTCGCAAAATCTTCTCTTATGAATGGGTAATATTGCTTATCCATTCCGCAATATCGCTGAGCTTCATTTTCTTCATTAAAGAAATGTCTATCCTCAGTTCCATAAATTATTTGGCGACTAGAATTAGAAACAAAATATCCTTTAGCTAATACCTTTAATTCATCTCTTGTCATGATAATAATTTTAATGATTAAGCATTGTCCTCAACAAGTGTGAAGATACCTTTTTGATCAGTTCTGTCAAATGTAGCACCAAATCGAACTACTGAAGAAAGAAGTGTTCCACCTAAATATTCAGGCTTACCTCGCTCAATGAAAGTAGCTGCATGACCTTCAGCATGACGAACCATAGATGCATGCCAAAAAATAGCGGCAGCATTATCAGTTGCGGAAATTACTTCATCAACAGTACGCTTAATAGGTAAGCTAGCTTCAGAATACATAACACCAGTTGAACCAATATCGTTATTTCTCATCAGCAGATTAAAACCTGCAATAAAAGCAATCTCGCCGTTGATAAGTTTAGAAAGTTCACCGGTTTTGTCAGCATCGACAAATTTATCAAGCTTCATTAAGTCGTCAACCATCTCAGGAGTGAGCAATCCGAAAATAGAATTACGTCCTAAGTTAGGAAGATTCATTTTGTTGAATTGCTTTCTTATATTCAGCATGTCATTAACTGCGATACCCTTTCTGTTTCCAGTGGTGTCAGTTACGACAGAGGCACGAGTTGAGCCAGTTGTCTGAGCAATATTACCCGTTAAAGTAGCTCCCCAGTTGGTTGCTGCAATATTACCGGCGCGTGTATTGATCGACTGAGCAAGCGAACTTGCAACATCTGTCATCTTATTATAATTCAATACAATAGATTCCTCTCTGCGAATCAATTGAGGTTGTGTATAAAGCTGCTCAACAGGATAAGACTTAAGGCTATCTTCTCTTGCGGTAATCTGCAAAGGAAGTACAGTTGGGTCACCAGATGAAGCGGCTCCTATGTCTCCTGCAATTGGAATTTCCACGTTCTCAACATCAATCGCGATGCCTCCTTCAGTGCGAGACTTCTTGTAAAATGAATTATCAGGGAAAAGCTCCTTTTGAAACTCCTTTGAAAATTTTATTGGACTAATTTGTGCCATTTTATTGTCGTTTTTAAATTCCTAATTTTAAGAGGCCATCTTCCATATAATATGGACAGTTCCAGTTGCTGTTACATCACCTGCGCCAGCCCATCCGTCTGCACAGTTAAGATAAAGTGTTTTTGCACTTGCAGCAACGTTTAGGGCGATGCCTGTATGAATACCTGCTGTAGCTCCTAAAAGTACAGTAGTCGTGTTTGCTCCTGAAATAGCTCCAGAAGTTTGACCGTCTATATAGTCCATTTCAGTAGTTGCTAATACGGCTGTTGCGCCAGCTCCTAATACTGAACCGATTCCAACATCGGGTGTATCTCCTACTATTGTTGCTGTACCAGTGAAAGCTAAACTAAAATAGACAACGTCTACGATTTGCGCTCCTGCGGGTAGTGTGTACATTAAAGCTCCGAATGTTAAATCGGCAGCTCCTACGGCTGACCCTACAGCAAAATCTGCCAAGGTTAGTACAGTTTTGTGATTAGCCGCGTCACCTTGTTCTACAACTGAAAGCCCTGTTGCTGTTGCTACAGTGCCTACATTTATACTGGTTGTTGGAGTTAAGTTACTAGCTGTTGCTCCATATGGTTGTTTAATTCCTCCGTGTATTGGCATGATTATAGTTTTTAGTCTGCTTTTTCCCAAGCGTTATACATTGCTTCGAATTCCTTTGGGTCCTGCAATTCAATGCGTTTTAATTCATCAGGATTGGTCTTGGATAAGTTTTGAAACTTATCAGCAAGCTCTTTCTCCTTCTTATCTCCGGTAACTGACTTCTGATTTATATTTTTGATCAGGTCAATCGCGTTAGCTTGCGGTATCTGAATCATATCAACCATAGAGTTGAAATTATCAACGCCCATAGATTTACATTGCTCAGTAAGAGATTCCTTGTTTTCCTCAGCGAATTTGCCTGAGTCAATAGCTGATTTAACAGCATTTTCAACATCTTTCACTTCAAACTCATCAACTTTCGCTTGTAGTTCAGTGATTTCAGTATCTTTTTCGGTAACCTGATTCTTAACTTCTGTAAGTTCAGTGTTAAGAGTTTCGACTTTTCCTTCTGCCTCAGTTGCTCGCTTGTCAATATCCTTGATAGCTTTAACCGCTGAAATTTCCTTAGCATCTTCGCTAAGATTAAGATAACTTAATACTTCTTTCATCTTATTTTCAATTTTTGGATTATTCAAATCGTGGCAAACATTCATAATATCTGCCAATGACATATTTTCTTTTATAAGAGGTGTATTCTCTGATTTCTCTACGAAATCTATGAACCCAAATTTCTTAGCCTCCTTGGCTGTCATCCGAGTATTTTTATTCATTAGTTCTTTAATCTCATCAGATGTTTTGCCACTATTATTAGATAGAATAGTGACAATAGAATCCCTCATTATTGACAAATCTTTTTTCAATGGCGAATCTTCCATCTCATCCAGAGAAACCCCGTCAACTAAAGGGTTATGAACCATCATAGTTGAGAAGTCGAAAGCTCCTCGATGACCTTTATTTCCTGAAGCAAGAATGAATGAACCCGCTGAGTCTGCAACACCTTCATTAAATGTGTGAATTTCAGCGTCCGAAGTTAAATTTGCAGATACAATAGAAAATGCATGAACCACAGAGCCACCGATAGTATTTATCCTTTCTTTGATAACTTTGGCTCCCATTTGATTGAGCATATGAATTTCAGCAGCTACTTCTCGTCCGTCAATCTCCTCACCTACAATGCCATGCAGAAGGATTTCAAATTCACCTTCACTTTTATTTACAAAATACTTCAAATTCATAGCATAAAAATAGCTAATAGAAAGGAGTGGAAAAGGGAAAAGGCGTGGGGATATCCGTCTTGTCAGTAAAAATGAAAACATTTGCATATATTAAAAAGTTTTCATATCTTTGGAAAAACTTTGAGATATGAAATACCCAAATAAAATACTAAAAAAAGAACAGGTAGTTTTAAAATCACTAATAGAAAATTTCTTACCTGAAGGTTACGAGCATAGGAAAAGGGTGATAAACCTTAAGTTGAGTATATTGGAGGAGAAAACTTGTGAAAATTGTAAATACGTTGTATTGAGTATTATTAAAGAACCTTGCCTTTCCTGCTGGAATAATAATCAATACAAACTCAAAAATTAATATGTTTTGTTATGGTAAAATTTGAATACTTAAGAATTACAACTACTCCTTTAAAAAAGGAAATGGAAGAATCATGGCTAGACGCTAAAGGAGAAAAAGGGTGGGAATTAGTTTCTGTTGTTCCAATACAAGTTCATATATTTTCATACTGGAAAAATGAATATTATTTTAAAAGAAAGTGCAACTAACCCACATTAAATTAATTATTAATCTAAAACTTAGAAAATATGAACTACGACGAAGCATACCAAGAAATGAAGATTGGCAAAAAAATAAAGCAAGGAAAATATCTTTATTTTTTAGGCAAAAGCGATAGAAGCGAGCCATATACATTGATTATGAGAATAAATAAACCCCCATTAGTTCGCAAAGGATTTAAAAAAATTAAAAAACGGGCGATTTTATCATTAACGCTCACCCCCTAAAATCCCTCCAGATAGTACGCTCCGACAAGTAAAGCTCTTCTGCCAACTGCCGAACAGCCTCAGTAGATTTAGAAGATGAATTAACTACATCCTTAACATATTCTCTTCTTTTATCAATTTTATTTTTGTTCATGGTGTTAAATAAAAACCTACTGACAAATCATTTGATATTGGTTGCTTAGTAATAGATTCAAGAATCGGGATTACATTTCCAACCACAGCGTTTAAATCCACTTCAATAACACCTGGTAATAGATCAATATTAGCTGCGGTTCCTGACTGATAAACCAATCCAACTCCTTTATTCGGTTGTAGTGTCAATGATCCGGAATAACTAACACTGTCAGCATCAAAAAAAACTAAATCATACAAATTAACAGTCTGTGGGGAATCTGTCCAATTAGCTATACCTATTACACATTGATCCGCTGTGATTGAACCTGACACACTTGCATAATGATTTACAAACGTAACTGTTGAGTTTTCCTCCCATCCATTACCGGCTCCCAATTCATTTGCCGTTGTATCCGTCCAATCAGAAACACTATGAGGATAGTCATTATAATATCTCTCCATATTAATATTTTGATCAGCAGCATCTTGCGGATTAGCAAAGGTATTTGTATCTGAATCTGAACCTCTACCATCAAAATAAAATGTCGGTGAAAATTCATCACAACACCATGTTAAATAATTGTAACCAAAAGCATCTGCATCATTATTTAACATAGTATTTTTATAGAATTCACAATCTATAGTTCCTGTGCCGAAATGGCCGAAACTTCGATCAACAAATCGCATCCCGTGTCCATACATCCGAACAAATAAATTATCCCTAATAGTATTAGTGTCGGTTCCATTAAGTAAAATTCCCCTATAATCATCAATAATAGTATTTGAATCTACTAATATACCCCTAGCATCAGTATCTAAATAAATCCCCTGATGATGAGTCGTACTTCTACAATGAAAAGCATCGTTTGCATATAAGCCATGAGAAGATATATTATTTCTTATAATTTTTTCTACTGTTGTCCCAGGCGATCCGGAAATGTAATAAGCAGCAGCATCTTGTACGTAAGTTACGTGTCTTGATACATAATTTCCGTACACATAATAAGGTATATTACCATCTCCCTCAGACACCCCTTTAATATGTATTCCGTTTCGTCCGCAAGAATCAATTCTGTTTCCAACTATATTAACTTCGCCCTCTGGAAATCTTGACCATATACCATTAAAGCTAACATCACCATCACCACCTCCGCCTTCGGAAGTTCCTATATTATGAAAATAACAATCAATTACATTCCAAACATCTCCACGTTGATCAATCACTCCCATATTGGTTGTATGAAGAATACTGTCATTTGTCAACCATAATTTACTTCCATCATCAGAAAACACACTTACATGATTAAATTTGAATGTACAACTATCAAAAACTACACTATCGCAATTATAAAGTATCACTCCTGCTGCATTGCCTCCGTGAATTTCAAGTCCAACGAACCTCAATGTATCGCAATTACTAAACCCGAATACACTATCATTTACAGATTGAAAAATATTCTCTCCACTAATATCTGTTGGTGAATGAACATAAATATTACCTTCTCTTGCATTGTCGCTAGTGTTTGATGCCCACTCATATTTTTGATTAAGATACAATGAGTGGTTATACAAAAACATTTTATAAGTATAAGAAGGATCATTTATTAGACTGTCTGAACCGTCTCCTGCTGATATTAGATTTGCAATATCAAACTTTGCGTCTGCGCTTGTCCAATCTTGAACTTCAAAAGATTCTGCCCACCAAGGCTCTATTTCCACTTTTCCTGATGCTCCGTTGTGATAGTTATTAGGGTGACTTCCTATTAAACTAGAACATTTGAATTTCGTTTTATCACCTATGTCAGTTATTGTAGTGTACACTCCATCTGCTTGATATCTTCCCATTTCATGGTGATTGCGATTCTGATCCAATAGGAAGCAATAGTTATTTTCAAACCGCTTCCAGCCTCCCCTAGCCTGGTACGGTAAAAATCTATAATAAGATACATTTAACATAGTATGAGAGAACGTATAAATAGTATCGGCAGTAGACACGTAATTTAAAGTGTCATAAATAGTAATAATTGGCTTTAATCCTGTTCCATATGCAGCAAAAGTCATATGATGATTATTAACCCAACCAATAGCAACAGAATCAAAAATACCACCTCTCTCAAAATACATTGTATCCCTGCCCATCGTTATAGCTTCAGGTCTTGCTTTTGCAGTTCCTGGGGTCAACCCATTAGCACTATTATCGCCGGAGTTACTAACATAATGCTTAGTAGCCCCTAAGTCGAAACAAATCAATAATAATATGAGTACTTTAATTACTCTCATAATTCATCAACCTTTCAATGTTTTTTATCCTATCCTCCAAATTATTCACTTTTTCTTCAAGTTTTTTATTTTTAATTTCAAGCTGCTCAATATATCTAAAGGAATGCTCTATACCCCATTGGAGCTTATGAATAACCTTGCTTGGCCCACCTCTCATATTATAATCATCAACCAATTTCTTGCCGTCCCAATACCTCCAATACAATTCTTCTAAGCCTGTTCTTGGATCAACTTTTGTATTACTTAAATAACTTTCTATCGGTTCAAGATAATCGAATAAACCCCGGCCAGCAGATACAAGGCTGTCACCAAATAAAGCCCCGGTAGGAGAAAGAGCAGCCCATTGGATATCCCCTTCGGCATCGATTGCATAGTTTAGGTATACAGAATCACTTGCAAATACTCGCCCTGTTGAATCTATCACAAATTGATCAACTGCATTGCGAGTTGCAACAAACAAATTACCAGTGGAAGTACTAGCATTTCCTACAGTTATGCCACCTGCGCCTGTAGTAAAGAAAGCATTAAGACAATTTCCCGTTCCTGTCCCTTGTAAATCAATTCCATTCCCATTTGAACTGTGATTAACTACAATGCCACCTCTATTATTTTGAGCATCGATCACCAATGATCTACCGTTAGTGACAGTACTTATAATATATAAAGCTGTATCTGCTAACTCATTAGTTAATCTTAATGTATTAAAAGCATATTTCATTCTTGCATTGCCCGCAAATGCCCCAGAATTATTATATTGAATTTCTGTATCACTTCCAGCAGGAGTTCCACCACCACCATTCAATAACTCCCAACTTGTCCCATTATGCCAGTATATTGAATCCCGATCAGAAGGAACGGCCAAATATCCTTTAACAGCATCGCCAGTAAATGCAGAAAATGAAGCTACCGGCTCTATATACTGATATCCTCCAATTCTCTGAACCAATACACTTTGATCGGTTACCTTACTTAATATAACAGGAGAACTCGTGCTATTTATAAAAAACTTCATGCCAGTAACTCCGTCATCTGTTATGTAATCACCAGTGCTGAAAATAGCTTGATTAGTTGCGCCTACATTTAAATTACCTCCTAATGAAGTAGTAGTCCCCGCAGTTGTTATAGCAGCATTAAGAAGTAAAGTTGTATTTACATCCGGCATCGTGATAGTCCGAGTATTTCCTGTAGTAATCCCAGATGCATCAAACCCTATTTTTTTTGTGTTATCAGTAACATTACTTATAAAAAATGAATTATCAAAAGCTTCTCCACCAGTAATTGCACCTCCGCCAGCAGCACTAGCAGGAAACAAACCTCTTAAATCTTCTACTGACGTCACTGTAAATGTACCACTAGAAGTAGTTTGATATCTTATATTAATCTTAGCTATTAAAAAACCTGTTCCTTTGTATTCTGTAGGAATAGTAAATACTGCATAATTACTTAAATCTTCTTCTGTAATTTCAGAACCATAAAAACCACTTGGCTTATTAATAAATAATTGACAATCAGCAGAATCTTCACTTACTGAACCCCAAGCTATCAATGAATAATAAGTGTTATTACTCCTTAATGATGCTCCTGTATTGTCAGTATCGATTGATCCTAAATTAGTTATAATCTCATAAGCCACAGCCTCATCATTAATCACATAAGCACTATCAGTACTTTGTAAATCTATTACAGGATATGAATGGGTATGAAGTTGAAGTATTTGCCCTGATGTATGGGAATACTTAATTGTATCAAGACCCCCTCCATTTGTCCCTACAGAAATAGTAGGTAAAACACCACTCAACCAAGTAGCATTTTGATTCCTAATCCATTCATTTACATGGCTTAAATGACCTTGCATATTCGCATCATTCAAGTGATCAGTCCATGCATGCACCTTGTATACTCCATTTACTTGGGCTGAAACAGCACTTTGGACAAATACATCAGCAACTGGTACATATTGTTCTGACGTAGGAAAGCTACTTGTTGATACTGTTAAAACCCTAGTGGAATTAGGAATATAAACATAGTTTCGAGTAGGGGAAATATCACTGCCAGCTGTAAGATTTATACTATCAGGAATCGAAAACCGGACCGGTAAATTGTCAAAAAACAGAGTTAAAGAATTCACTGAATTAAAAAGCTTCAGCTGTACATTAGTTCCGTTGCTTGACACTTCTATAATATGACTTTCAATAATTGCCCCGTTAAAAATACTTAGTACATCCCTGGTATTTGTAAGCACATCAACTTTTGCATTAATTACACCTAAAGTTGCATGAGTTCTACCACAATGACCTAATTGAACAACCCAAGCAGGAGTAGGAGGCGGAACACTGACATGCTGACCATCTATTGTATCCAAATATATAAGGCCTACAGGGCAACCAGTTGTATTTATATTATTAATATCACCCCATAAGGCGACTTCACCAGTATCACTCGCTGTAATATCTTCAGTTGCAAACCCTATAGTGCCACGCGCTGTACTATCCCATGCTGCATTCGCAAAATATATATGCCATACCCCATCAGTACTATCAATCCTAACAACTTCACCGTCATCAATAGTACCTCCCGTCATATTTATGCCTCGCAACCTTCCCTCACGCCCAACATCAAGGGCAGTACCACTTCTATTATTATACTGAACTCGATTCTTTTTTATAGCATCGTAATAGTCCCGCCCTTCCTTCCAAGGGATAGCCGTCTGATCTGTATTGTAATCTATTACTTTTACAGCTACGGTATCAGTAAGGATTGTTTTCCCTTCTGCTTTCAAGGTGTTAGGAGTAAATGTATATTCCGGAATATGGTCTACATGAATATTAAAAGAGTCTGTAGAGTTGACGTATTCTGTATTAGTCTGACTGCATGCAGCAACCGAAATTAGTAGTAATAAAGGAATAATTATTTTTTTCATGGTAGTATAACTTTATTTATAGTAATAGTTACCGGAGCCGCGTCAATATCAGTGCTTACAATAGCCGGTTCTGTTAACATAGTTGTAAACTCCTGCGCCCACACGCGCACATTGTTATTGTTCGATTCATCACTTTCACTTGACCTCTGAAGCGGATTGAAATTATCTCCTTCAGTCATTGTCACAGCCCGATATATCAAATCAATATTTACAAGGTCTGTTTCAAAAGTATCATCATCCGGATTAAGAGAAAATACAGCGTAGTAAATCGTAATTACAACCTCTGAACTTTTTTGCTGCTGAGTTCTATTTTCTTGGTGAGGATGCAATTCACTTGCACCCCAGTTTACTGTATTGAGTTGTATCCAAGCTTGAGGAAACCTCTTAGAAACATCTTCCTCATAATCTAAAGTATCCTGCCCGTTATAATGCAGAACATTCTCAAGGAATGCCAATGCTTCAAGTTTTGCTTTTATAGCTTGATATATCTCTAGTTTTACGCTCATTTAAAAACTCCTATTAATAACTTTTTCAACAGCTTTTTATTTGACTCATCCAAATCTTTAGAATCACCAACAAATTCTCTCTGAGGCATTCCCTTCAATCCTTCATTATGTCTGGCTGCATATGCTATGCCTTGTGATCCTATAATTATTTCTTTCCAAGTTGATTTCAGTACTTTAATCGATCTTCGCAGCGCCCCAGTGTCAATTAATATTCCCCGTCCCTGATTTCTTTTAGCAGTCGTTTGCCTTGCTTGCCATCCTGACTTACTGGCATCAGTCTGTTTTCCACCCTGGCGAAACCCTTTAAGAAAATGATTCAATGAATTATTCGCCACTTTCTTAGGAGCCGTCCTTTGAAAAACTTTGAACGCTGCCTGAGAGCTACCGAACTGAAATCCTTTTCCTATTCTTTTGATCGCCATCTCAAAGCCCTTTCAAAATCTGGCCCTTCAGCCTTAGTATGTTTAAAATACGGATGTTTATTTTCGTTAAATATATAATCCACTTTTCCGGGATTTACGTTGAACATTTTATCTGAATTTGCAGGAACCCCTTTCAAGCTACTTTTTCGTCCGCCAGCTAGATTTATCACAGTACAGCGGCAGTTAAATCCATTACTCGGCATCCTGGTATCCCAAAATGAGTCATTAACCGGGAACGTCAAATTATCCCAATCTGCATGCTCTGGCCTCACCCTTTCATCTGCTGCCGTCTGATACTTAAGCATCGGAAAATCTTCTTTGTCAGCCTCAAAATCAAGCCACTTATCAGCGTTTTGAGATACTGCAAATGAGGTATCCTGCTCAGTTTTTAACCATACCTTATTATACTTGTCATTAATATTCTCAGCAAAGCCCCGGAATTCTTTAAATGGTCGCTTGGTACCATCTTCCATGAACACAAAATTATTCAAATCCTTAACCTCTTGAAATGTCTTAGCTCCTGAAAATGCTGTTATATTTCCATTATAAGAAGCCATCCGAGCCACTTTAAGATCAGAATCAAGCTCTCCAAATCCTTCTATGACAAAAGCCATTATTTCTTCGAATGTGAAAGAACTTAGTTCAGCAGGTAATTTTGATAGTGTTATGCTGCCTGCATATATCCCGGAAAATAATTCTTCTTCTTCCATTTATATGTACTTAACAATCACCCATCCTCTGTTATATGAGGTAGAGTCGAATGTAGCAGTATCAAAATCACCGCTAGTTATTCTGTTTAATGATATATTTGCAGACAATACAGTTATATAGCCTCCATTACCAGTTCCCGTTGTCCCTCCATTAAGATCATATTTAGCGGTGTCTAAATCATTTCTAATTAAGCATTCTACACCAATTATATTAGTATAAGTCAAACCATGAGCGACAGAAACAGAGGGAGTAGCATCCATATCCCAGTCACCGGTAAGTAAGAACTTATGTTTTACTCCCCCATCTCTAGCAGCCGCCGAAGCCGGAGTCATATATGTTATAGCATCTGTTCCAATTAAAGCTATGGAATTAGCAGCAGCCCGCTTATCTGATAATACGCTCCAAGTTGCAGTCCCATCGTTAACAAGAATTATCAATGCTGACTCATCAATTCCAGTCAATACAACTGTAGCGTCAGCTTGAGCAATAACAATAGAGCCTTGAGTCCACGCAACATCAATAAATATATATTCATTGTACACAGTTGTATTATCAGGATCAGGAATTGTTATTGTCCAAGTTGCAGCACCATTGGCTGTAAACCTTACCCATTTAGTATTATTTCCTATAGTTATATTTGCACTGTTAGAAGATTCTACATCACCAGTAACATACCGTTTTATCTTGTCGTTAATATGCTCGCCATTCAAAGCATCAAGCTCGGAAACAGATACCGAACCCTGAACTGTTATAGTACCTCTGTTTTGTTCAAGAGTTTGGCGGGGTGTTGCATCAATGAATGTTTTGTCTCCATCTGCTCTATATGTCACTGTTTTATCAAACGCAAGGAATTCAGTGTCAGAATCAAAAGTTCCAGAATCAGACTCAACAATAACTATCTCGTCATTGAGATAAATATATCCGGCAGTCATCGACCATGTATTAGTAGGCGCAGCACCTCCAACAGTTACAACACATCCAGATATAATAAAATTAGGATTAGTACCTACTGCAAATGATTTAAACATTGCAAACATAGCATCCCTATTATCGCTTTCAGACCCAAATAATATTTGATCTAATCTTACATCAGGCTCACCGCCTGTAAATTGTAGTCTGTTATTCATGGTTCTTTATTTTTTCATAAGTCCTTTCAAATATATCAGGTTTACATGGGTAAAACTCTCCCTTCACTCCTTTTATAATCCAGTCTCCTTTTTTAGCCAAATGATTTCCTTCTAGTGTCTCGATAATAAATGTCTTAGTTCCCATCTCACCAGGCTTCCATTTAACTAACCCTAACGCTAATATCTGATCAAAGCTTTCTTGACTTCCAATCCACTGCTCAGCATCAATGATTACTGGTTTCTTTCTAAATTTTGCCATGATTTAAAATGTTATGTTTTTGTCTACTATCTCTGTATTTTTCATCCCTACACATACAACAACTACATGGCGATCCATGACTACGAAATGAATAGAAATTACCTTCTTCACGAGTTAGGTTATAATTTATTAATCTCTTTTTATATTTCAACATTTTAATTTTATGTCTCTCACCTTTATTCATCCCCTAAAAAGTTACAACGTTCCAATTTTTTGATGCTTTAACATAATTTCTTAACTGAGCTGTCAATAATGCCGACACCGTAATAATAGTTACAGGAATATTAACCGTAAAATTATCGGCCGTTATTCCTTCACCACTCTGATAGAATGCTATCGGAGCAACTACCACCTCACCACTTTGATAAATCGTGTAAGTAGTTGCGGCAGCTTCGCCACTCTGATAGATATTCACAGAGTCAATACCAGCAATATCATTCTCAGTTATAAATATCCTCCTTAGCGTTACATCATAGGTATCATTTAAATACTCTTCAAGTGCTTTATGTTGCCCTGTATATTTTAAAAAATCAATCGTCTCTGTATTCAATGTTAACAGATCATCTGATATATCCTGAACCGGCGCAATCATAGACCTCAGATAAGGAAGTAATTTATGTTCAGTCCCTGAAGCTGTTTCGCGCCAAAACCAAGGAGTTAAATTCTCAACTACATTATCCCAGTCTATATTGAATATGTTAGCCATCACCCCGCAGTATAAGTAAGCGTTCCGCTCAGAGGAAAAGCCGGATCAATCAGCATATATCCAGCATTTGCCGTATAAGTCTGAAGGGTCGTAGCAAGTACATCCAGATAAGAACCTCCATCTGGTTTCCCTTCTATATTCGTAGCAACAGCGTTTTTAACTCCTGTCGCTGCTTGAATAGCATCAGTTAATTTCATAACCACCATGTCACCCGCAAAATCATCAGCCTGAAAAGTTTGTAGAAATGCATCTACAGCATCCTCAACAGGAAATGTCGCCGGTGTACTTAACAATGAACCATCAGCGGCTAATAACTGCGGATCATATTCAATAGTATATTCACACTTCAGTAAATCTGGATCATTCGAAATAATCGAAATAGAATCACCGGCAAATCTTTTTTCAGTCCAGTAAGTTGTAAACCCTGCTAATTCAGGAGCAGATAATGGCCCCGCTACACTGGCTGTAATCTTCGCCACTTTAATAACTATTATCCCATTAATAATATCAGCCGCTGAAAGATCAACTATCCGGTTATCCGAATCAACAGGGTTGTACGTGAGAATATTACCTATTAAAACTTGAGTATCACCATCGTCATCAACAAATGTATCTGTCCATACCAAAGCATCACCGAACTGATAAAGCAAGCTCTCTGCTGCATACCACTTCAATACTCCAACAGGGATTTCTAGTCTGCGCTCTTCAATGTTTTCTGTCTGAACTACAAATAAATCCTCAATAACTTTAATAGCTACAGCACAGATAAAAAATAGTAAATCCCAAATTGCTGTCTGACTGGTAGATGTAAGCCCAGCTAATCCTGACTCGGCTTCTTTAGCCGTTACCATTGCAGCTTTTATTTCAGCTATTGTCCTTGCCATAAAGCTTGGTTATTTTATTCATTACTAAAGACTTATTTTCAGGTTCAGTTATAATAGTCTCATCAATCTCCATTCCTGTTTTCTTTTCTACAGATTCAGCACTTACAGAATAACCAGCCTGAGATAATTTCAACACTATCTCAGACCATTCACCAATTGATAATTTCTCTGCATAGTCCCAGCCTCCAAATATTTTTTTGCTTTCAGATATCATTCCGATTTTTTTCATCCTTGGGATAAGCATATCGTTAACCACTGACTTTATATCTAGCTTATCAGAAAAAATTAAATCATCAAGTACATTTTCATGAACATTAGCTGATCCGGCGAATGCTTTTTCATCAGTGGTTCCTGTTTGGCTTAAAATTATCTTGCTTATCGCTTGGTCGCACTTTTCGACAAGCGTTCCATATATTTTATGTGGATCAGATGAGCCTTTAGATTCGATAAACTCAACTTGGTCAAGATCATCCATAACTAAATAATCAGCTCCGGTTGCCGCCTCGAAAGCATCAATCATGTTTTGCTTTCTTGTTTTATCAGTAAGTGAAGTACGGCCTACTCTCAATGGCATTCCAAAAATAGATGCGTGTTGAGACCAATTGCCAAATATTGATTTCCATATAATATAAGGGGCACATTTATTTATTAATCCAAGATCAGTTCTTGAACCTACACGAACTACCCAAGTATTATAAGGATCATCACCAAAGTAAATTGAATTATCATTACTACCGTGTATGAATGTAGTATTAACATCAATGATCATTGAGTCATAATAAGGTATCTGATTTTCTTCAGGTATTTTTTCCACATTGACAAATCGATCATTTACAACACTCCCTAATTGAATAGCTTCCCATCCGTAAAACTTAGAATCCATTACATAGCGCATAAAGTTCCGGAACCAGGGAAGTGGAAAACCTTGAGGATCGATAAACTTTTTATTTTCTTCTTCATCAATATCACCCGATTCATCCATAATCTTGAAGCTTCCTGATATTGCTTTATTCGTTCTTGATTGCATTGTAGCAAATAGCTGATAGTCATCAACGAAATCCCTAAAGAACTCCATCAAGCCTTGCCTATCAGGATTGTCAATATCCTCGGCTGCACTTACGTGAGTTCTCCAATCATCAATCTCTTTAGTAACCCTTTCGAGCTGCTCTTGAATGATCCGGTCAATAGCATTAGCTTGCTGAGGAACTCTCTTCGTAATATTCTTAAACACATCTAATCTCTCAGCTTTCTTAATTTCCGTGATTTTCTTATCGGTAAGTAATTTCATAATCAATATTTAAAAGCTGTGTTAGATGAGGCACCGTAGCTGAAGCGTTCTCCGCTCTGTACATTTGGTGTTATAGCTGTAAGATCAGGCATGATATCGCCCTTTTGAACTTTTTCAAGATACCGGATTGCATTCTCAGAATCATTCTTGTTACCAAATCCATCATAGCGAACCCGGCGAACATCAGGAATATTTCTTGGTGAAGTTTTAGAGTGAATATTGTAAAGTGTTATATCAATGGTAACTTGAACTATCTTAGCATTGCGATTATCTTCAGCGGTGAAGCTGGCTGTTACACTTGGTAATACTCCCGATCCTGCTAATATGCAAGTATAGAAAGTATTGTTTTCTGCACGTAAATCCCATTTAGAGGGAGTGGTTGTTGGCGACTCTCCTGCGGTTGTTGTATCGTTAGCCTGGTAAATATTACTGTCTGTAAATGAAATCAGGTCGCCACTAGTATAAACTGTTGCAGCAGCCCATGCAGTCTCTGACCAGAATACCCGATCATCAACAGCATATGTTGTAGCAAGTAAGAAATCCTGAACTACTTTAAAAACTATGGCTTCATCATATCTGTGGCGGATATATCCGGCAACCTCTTCAACCGCTGCATCTATAGCGTCGTCAAGTAACCGGTCACTAGAATTTGTAAGCTCATCAACATTAGTCTCATCAATGAGCGTATTAAAATCATATTTAACCAGAAATTTACTCATTGTCTTCAAAGTTACGTAAAAAATATTAAAACAAAGATAGTAAATAATTGATTCATTGGGAGTTGTATTATTTCGTGCTATTTAGTTGCATGGCGTATTATTTTGTTGTATGTTAGCTGAATGAAAAAATTGATAAACACTAATGACTGTGAAAAATAAAATAATAGATATTTTAGTAAAACACCAATCTTCAGTCGACAATTGGAGTAGAGAAACGAATGCATGTTTTGATACTGAATATTCAAAAATAGCAGATGAGCTAGTAAAATTATTTGCTATGCCTGTTGTTAAAATATGTGATGATCAGATGAAAAAAATTACATTAGCAATAGAAGCAGGAAAAATAATAAATAATAATTGTGGGCCGCTATAAATAACCACCATGGCAAACTTTAAAATAGGACAGAAAGTTGTTTGTGTTAGAACGCATTCGGCAGGACTTATTAAGAAAGGAATCATCTACATAATAGAAACTATAGTACAATGCCCTTGTGGAAAGACTGTACTTAACATTGGAACTAATAATCATACATGTTGTAGTGTTTGCGGACATAGTTTCGGTGGATCATTTTTATGTTCAACCCTCTTCCGCCCTCTCCAACACAAATACAACCTAATCAAAAACTCAGAACTCATTGAGGTAATAGAAGAGACTATTGATTCACCTGTTAAAGAGCCGGCTATATGAAAATCAACAACAACCTAATCAGATCGTTTGATCCCTGTTACGATCCTAAAAAAATTGGAATCCCGGATAACGAATCTCTATCCGTAAAAAAATGGATTGAAAAGTACCGCGATTCTGTAAAAGACAAAGAAGATATTATTTGGGTAGTATGTCGAAAAGAATTTATGTCTGATCGAGATATTAGACTATTTGCTGTATGGTGCGCTAGAGAAGCGCTAAAATTAGTTGATAAGCCAGATGAGCGAAGCATTAATGCATGCAATGTAGCTGAAAGATTTGCTAATGGAGAAGCTACAAGAGAAGAATTGGCTGCTGCTGGGGCTGCTGCTTGGGCTGCTTGGGATGCTGGGGATGCTAGGGATGCTGCTTGGGCTGTTGCTAGGGCTGCTGCTAGGGCTGCTTGGGATGCTTGGGATGCTTGGGATGCTTGGGCTGTTGCTAGGGCTGCTGCTAGGGCTGCTGCTAGGGCTGCTTGGGATGCTTGGGATGCTGGGGATGCTGCTAGGGATGCTCAAATTAATCATTTATTAACTTATTTTAAATAACCATGTCAAAAATAAACATCAGCGTAACAATCGATCACACTATTTACAAAGCGCTTAAGAAACAAGCCATGAAAGAAAATCGGAATACTTCGAATATGATTGAAGTTATGGCTGAGAAATATTTGGAGCTATGGATGAAATAGTAATAACCCCTAACGGAATGTTCAGCCTAATGGATGAAACTTTTATCTTCGGAACTATCGTAACCCTTAATGGTGAGGTGATGGATGTTGTTGTTGGGATTAATTAATATTCACTTAAATAAATACATTATGATTAAATTAGGAGTAAAAGCTAAGGACAAAATTACAGGATTTGAAGGCATTGTCTATGGTAAAGCACAATACTTGACGGGTTGCGATCAGTATTGTATCCAACCTCAAGCAAAGGACGGAGAATGGAAAGATTCTGTCTGGATTGATGAAGGTAGAATTGAAGTACTTGAACCTGTAATTTCAGAAAAAGAGGTAAAAGCCAAAGAAAATGGTGGGCCTAGAAGAGAAGCACCTACTCATAGATAGTTAGGTGTGTGTAAATTCTGGGATTGGCTTTTGTGGAAATGCCGTGGGAGTCAATTGCCATTAACTTTCAGGGAATAAAGGAAGGTTTTAAGCTATTTAATTCGAAACCTAAAAAATTATGATAACCTTATCTGATTCAAAAGAAACAAAAGCCAGAAAAGAACATCAATGTAATTTCTGCGGAGGAAAGATTGTAAAAGGATTGAAATACATCAACTCAACTCATATTTATGATGGACTGTATCATTGGAAATCTCATATATATTGTAATAAATTAGTGCATGATTTAAATATGTACAGAGAATGCAATGATGATGGTGTTACTCAAGATTTCTTTATTGAATCAGTTAGTGAGAAATACATTGAAATTATGTTAGATATATTACATGCTATAGATTTGCCTATACGCATAAGTATAACTGAACAGCTAAATTATGTTCCATTTATCAAGAAATTGTGGTTTGTAATCAGATACTTAAAATCATGAAACTAAGAAAAATTATTGGCTGGGTAATACTTGCATTGTTAGCGATATCTTTATTTACATTTTTAATAATAGCTCATGGATTAGTTGATGTGTTAATTGCGTCAGGGATATTAATTGCTATAATCGCACTTGCAACATTTGCCGCTTGGCTCATATACTAAACCAACTCCTCTGCATCCAATTCTACATCACTATAAGCAACAAATGAAAAAGGTACTTCATTCCGCTTGCCTTCTACCTGACTTATGTTGAACCGATCTATTACAATATTGAAAATACTAAACACATCATTCAAGAAGAGACTTACTATAGGTATTTGCTGAGGGACTTCGAGAGCAGTCCTTAATACCCTTATCCCTTCCAATGGGAAAACATTATCCCTATTCGACACCATACCCCGGCAAGTAATCTGAAAGTCACCGTTCGAAACATATTCCTTAACTGTTCCGTCACGTCCTTGAATAGGAGTCTTAATAATATTACGTGGTAAGTTAACTTCGAACAGTACAGTGTCTACTATAACCTCTGAGTAGGGTATTTCATTATCTTGAAGGTCAGTATACTTTCCCTCTGGAAATTTTAAGTTATCAATAACCGGCGTATCGAGATATGACTGCGAGATAGGTTCATCGGTTGGGGCATCAGGAATAAATATATCAGCAAGTCCCGTTTTAACGCCTTGAATTGCAGCCCTGGTAATTAAGAAATTTTGATTTACTCTACCTGATAGTGGTTCTGGTAGTTTAAAAAGTTTTACTGCCATAGTGTAAAGATAAGAAAAAAGGTTGAATACTTGTATATGTGAAAAACTTTGCATAGATTTGGGGTGAACTTAAAAATGTGAGGTGATGGTAACTAAAAAACAAAAAAAACTAGCAGAGAAAGCAAAAGCTGATTTGCAATATCAAATCGATAACTATAATATCGAAGTTGCTCATGAAAATGCTGACAGATTACTTTGTGAATTTCTAAAAGAAATTGGATTTGATGAAGTAGTTAAAGTTTACAATAATGTAACTAAATGGTATGCTTAACCTTTAAACTTTTAGATATGAAACACTCAATCAAGCGTATATTTTGGTCCGACATTTGGGCAAAATGGATGACGATAGCAATAATTGTATCACTTATTCAGTTAAGTCTTTTATTTCTTCATAGCAATCCGAGTTTGTTTATGATGTGCCATGTAATTGTATGGCCTACATGGTTTATAATTTGCGTAATAGTTAGATTAATTCACATGAAAAACTAAAACTATGAAACCATTTTCGATTGATTTAAAAAACTCCGATAAAGGAGAACGTAAAAAGGCTGTTGCTTATCTTAGGGGTAAGGGTATTGAGGTTAAGAAAAGAGAGGAGTGTTTTCGTCCTGATTATTTAACTAACAACTGTGATGGAATTGATCTTTATAATTATTTTACATATCATAGCTGTACTCAAGGTCGTGAACTAATCCTAACCCTCCCCCGTGACTGGGACAAACTGATTAAGCTTGTTGAGGGGAAGAAAGAGTTTGAGAAACTTGAAATTAATAAGTGGTATAAATCACCACCTAATGTTTTTATAAAGCATCTTGGAGATAATAGATGTTTAGGAATAGACGCTAAAAAAAATTGGAGAGAGGGTATGGAAATCCCTAATAATGAAGTTAGTCATTACACCCTAGCCACCCACGAAGAAATAAAACACCGCCTTACTAAAGAGGCTGAGAAGAGGGGGTTTAAGATTGGGACTAAGTATTTAAGTGTAAATAGTATCAGTCTTGGTAATAAACATACTATTAAAGGCGGGTTTGATTATCATCATAAAAATGATCATTTAACAGATGGACATGGAGGAGCCGCTTATTATCAAGGCAAATGGGCTGAAATAATCAAAGATGAGGTTCCTGAGACCCCTGTAGTTAATGGGTATAAGTTGGAGGTTGATGGTAATGGAATGTATAAATTCGGGTGCTTTCTGTTTGATAATCTCTATCCACAACATCTATTAGGTGCAATGGAAACTTATGGACTTGAAGCTATTCAGAAGAGAGACCAACTCATATCTATTGAGGATGTTAGAAAAGTTGTTGAATATATAAAAAATAAGTGAGATGGAATTATTAGAACTGACATTTAGAAGTTTTTGGCATTTTTTAGGAATGACTATTATATTAAACGGGGCAGCTTATTTTGTAGTAAACGGATTAACTAGACTTTGGACTAAATTTATGCGTATGTTGATGGTTAGAAAACATGGATGGCCTCCTGAACATTTGGATGCTGATGGTGACTGGAAAGACTAAACCACCCGCCTCTTACCAATAACCATTTTAGTCTCACGCCCTCCACGCTGATACAATAGGAATTCTCGTTGGAAGTATTGGCACAACAGGTAATCAGCAGAATCCGAGCAATGACCGTATTTCTCATACGAAATCCCTGTACGAACATCTTTAACCTTCTTCTTTAGCTTGGTACCGTCTGCATCTTCTTTAGTAAACTGAAAATCTGCTATTGAGTTATAGCAATTTGTTCCTATCGTTATACTGTCACCTTCTTCGAATTTAGAATTAATCCAGTTACCACGCATAGCAACAGGTGGATTAGAGCGCGGCACCCTCATTGATGGGTTAAACTCACGAATATAGCCACAGAACAGTGTAAAGAAATTCTGACCTTTCTCAACCTTGGTATCTTCTTTCAAACTTGTAGCGTCTCCATAAACAAACACTCCAGTATCATGCGCAGTATACCGGCGGCAAAATTCACCCCCCAGGCTTCTTATTGTATTTTTAGGATGAGCTAAACACATCTCATCTATCTGCCAGACCTTACTACCTTCACCTTGCCATAGTGTTGCAGTGATATACGGATTCACATTCTCATCTAAACTAATATGAATAGGTAAATCCGGGTTGTACATAATATCTCGTACATGCACTTGGTGAGAAAATGATTTGTAAAATTCTGATCCAACTTCCATAACTTTGGGGTTTTGCTGATGCAGGGCCTCGAACTTTACCGGGTTGCGCTGTTTGGCTTCTAAGGTCTTCTCTAAAGAATGCATACCTGACCATAGAACTTCACCTATCTCTCGAGGGTCTTCAGGATTTGAATTATCTACTTTTATAGCCGGAAAAATTATTATCTCCCAATGACTTGAATGCTGATCACTTAAAGCTTTCATTATTCTACCAGCTATATCATCAATATTCCATCTGGTTAGTGTTAATAAAATCTGACTATCGTTATTTAGTCTAGTTTCAAGCTCAGTAACATACCACTCCCATATTTTCTCTCGATATATCTGACTACCTGCTTCTTCAGCTCCTTTTATTGGATCATCAATTAGCGCAATATCAACAGGATTTCCAGTAATACCACCACCAACACCAACAGATATAAATGAGCCTTGATAACCTACAACTTCAAACTGTTCTGAGTTACGTAAGTAATTACCCTTTGAGTCAGTAGCAACGTTTTTAGTATTAAGCCTAGTATCAGGAAATACCTCATTGTAACTAGGTTCTAAGATTATACGCTGAACCTGGCGATTAAATTTACTAGCAAAAGTTGCGTTGTAAGCACATACTGCTATACGAAGATTAGGATTTCTACCAAGCATGTAAGGGGGTAAGCGCCTGGATGTTAGCTCCGATTTTCCTGTTTGAGGGGGCATAAACACCATCATTCGCTTAATCTCACCGCGTGCAAATCGATTCAGCTTATCGCATAAAACTTTGTGGTGCCAGTTTGTTATGTAATCATCTTTCGTATAACGAGTAAAGGCTAGTATGTCGGACCGGGCTTGGTCTCTTAATTTTTCTCTTTCGAGCGTGTATAATTCTTCTAGTAATTCGAGTTCGTCATTCCTTGACACCTAGCTTTATTTTAAGTTCTTCGATTCGCGCTTCTCTTTGCTCATTATCAAGAGTTCGCCGGTCATCTTTGATATCAATATCTTGTCTTTCAGCCCACCTAATACCATCATTAGGGTTTACTTTCCCTCTTCTGTTTTTAAGCCAAATATTTACGGCAGCCACATCAGGAGGCAATTCTTTTGTAACAATCTTTTTTTTATAAGTGTCAGTTGTTATCATTTCATTCGGAGTGATTTCAAGATTTACTTTATTATCAACCTTCTCGAAATACACTTCATCATACTTATATCCAAGAGCTCTTTTATAAAGAGATTCAGCTACTTTCGTGTCAGCTTCTATCTTTCCTGTTTTTATGGACTGTAAAAATTCTGGTTCTCTCTTTTTCCAATTGTTAATAGTTTTCTCTTCTACATTAAAAAAATCAGCAAATTCTTTATCTGTAGCACCAAGCAAAGCGAGCTTATAAACTTGCTCATTATATTGTTTTTTATATTTTGTTGGTGCTCCTGCTGGCATAGCTAATATTAATTTCTATTTGTTTAACTGGCATTATTCCTAAAACCGGGCCGCAATCGATAATAACTTCTTTTTTGTCTGATATATCAATTGAATTGATTTGAGGGTAATTTAAACAAAATGTCTTATATAGATCAATAACCATATTTGCTTTTAGATTATTCATACTAAACCTCCACAACATTAACAGGAACATCGAAAGTCTCTGATACTTCTTGAGCTTCAGCTACCGTATCGAAATCCCTTGCATTAGTAATCGGATCGAATAGGGCGAGTACCAATCCTCTCGAATCAAGAGTTGAGCCGTTGAAGTATAGGCTAGGGGTTGATGTTGATTGTAAGTGTATAGCCATAGTGTTGTAAAGTTAGTTAAAAAATTAGTTATTCGCAGTCAATATCTTTAAATATTTTCTCATCAGCTTTAATTGTTGAATCTTTCTTATCCTTTAATCTTATAATATTTATTGCCATATCATATTGCCGGCATTTCTCTGAATATATGCTATCAGGATGAACTTTCTTAGTATATACATTAAGATTTTCACCACCTAAATTCATAATTGTTCCAACTATATACCCATCAACTGAATCAACAACTATTTTCTTTTCTCTTATTACAGTATCACAATTATCATATACATGATAATAATTACCTTTGAGAGTTTTCTCCCATCTCCCACTACTCCAATGAGTAGTGGTATCTATTCTTGTTTCGTAAATAGGTATTTTACAAGGTACGATAGCTTGTTTAATTGATAATTTTCCTGTGCAACTGCATAAAATTACTACTGTTAAAATTAATATGTTTTTCATATCCTTAAATTTTATTAGTTAATATTTTTCGATACCAGGGAAGAGAGTTGAAGGAGTTAATTTGGGACTCAATTTTCATTCGCTTATCGTTTACTTTGCCAATCTCAGATTTTAATTCTTTGATTAACTCTTTTTCGAAACCCTTTATTTCTTGTTTCGTTCGGAATACTTTACGATATCTACAGCCTACTAATCCTTTATCCCGCGATACCTCATACATCTCATAATTAAACGCAAAAGCTTTTTCCAAATCTTCATTTTCCTTGTAAACTGAAAGAACCCTTTCCATTCCTTCCTTAGAAAGAATACCCGATTCTAATATGTCTTGTAGTTTCATTAAATCACCCTATGAAGTTCATGATATTCTATTTCGGGCCGTCTGATGGCCTCGTTATATTCTACCATCGCCCCAAGGATGATGATAGCTAAGAGAAGAAGTGCAACGAATGGTAATAAATATATTGAAAATAAAAATGTCCATTTTCTCATATATTAAGTGTTCGTTAATAATACTTAGCGAAGAATCTCCCGCTTCCTGTCACTCTTTCTTATCACCGCTACTGTAGCCGGCTTGTAAAACTCCACTTCTGTATCGGGCATTTGCCAGTTATTAACTGAATATTTAATGTCCTGGTAAACGCAGCAGGATGAGCAGAGGACTGCGAGTAGGAGAATAATGCCTACGGCAATCAGTAGTGATTTGGTTATGTGTTTATCTTTCATGATTATTTGTTTTCCATGAGTTAATACAAGAATCTTTGAAAGCCTCAGTGTTATAATTCTCGTAATAATGTCCAAATCCTGATTCCGTATATCCATATAACGAATCCCTTAATTCTGGTGTCATAACCCTGCCATTAAATATTAATATATTATCGTGTAAATGCATTGTGGTGTCTGACCTACTATAATGATTGTTATTCTCCATCCTGCGATAATCCTTAACATATCTACCAGTTGAGTCTTTCCTGTAATAAGGTATATAAGTTGTACCATTTTCAAATATTGTCCAACCCCAGGCATTCACTTGACATTTTCCTGGTTCATCTCCATGAAACTTTACATTACTAACTGTAATCGAATCGCAATCCCTAAATATTAAAGATTTGTTTCTCTCATACTCATCAACTGCTTCAGGATACAATTCTTTAATCATAGACCTACCTTCATTGTCTGTCTCAACATAAAAAGTCCCATATCTGAATCCTTTTTCAAAGTTATTAGGTATTATTATAATGCCCACTGAAATACCCAATAACATACTCAATAACATTGCTAAAATTAAAAATAGAATAATTGGTTTATTTTTCATCATACAACTTTTTCAATATTAAAATATGCTGCTATAAATACTATAATCACAACATAAACGAATCTTCCAAATATCCACCAATTTCTAAAATCGAATTCCATAACAATAAATGCTGCTATTAAATACACACATATTATAGGTAGTATTGTTGCCAATATATGCATTAATGCTTTTTTCATGATTATCGTTTTAATATGAGTTCTTCTCCTGTTAGTGCGAAGTATAGGTTTTGCAGTTGATGAACGTAATGTACTTGAGCATGAGGAACAATCCCTCCTTCAGGTTCAAGATTTAATACCCCAAATGATGACATTTTAAATTTATGAAAAAGATATCTATGCCAGCTTCCTTTAGGATGCCAGTAGCTTCCTCTTTTCTCAAACCCAAACTTCAACAACCACTCTTCGGTTAATGGGATGGGTTTAAACCTGCTTAACTTTCTATCATCATTACTAAAATGGCAATAAAAATCAAAACCTTGTAATGTTGCTGTAGTTCCGTACAAATCAAGTAAATTCCCAATTCTTAGTTCAGTTGCTTTCATACCTCAGCGCTTAAAGTGTAATAAGTTCGATTTGTCTTATCCACGTATTCCCACCAATCTTCATCTATTGCCACCCTCCAAAGATATTTACGTGGAATTTTCCATTTGTAATATCGCTTGTCAATCGGTTGGTTGTTTTTCCATTGATTGTACAGGACCTGTTTAATATAAACGATCAGAATACTGATAATAGAAAATCCGAATACACCGATAAGGGTTAGCCAGAACCAAAACATTACAGGAATTTCTAAGTTTAGTAGAGCTATCATGGTGTTATAGAGTTTTTAATTATTTCTTTTCCGCATTTTATATCTGACTTTATAGTATTTAAAGGGATATCCATCTTATCTGCAATATCCACATATTTAACTCCGAGATATCTCATAAACATTATCCTTTTAACTTTCTTGTTTTTGATACCCCTTATCGCAAGACTAAGATTTTGATAAGACTTAACCTTTTCAGTTTCATAAAAGTCAATGTCATCAATGATCGGAAATGTTTCGATTTTTCTTTTGCGTATTTGGCCTATAAATTCATTTCTCATCACAGTACAAGCCCAATTATAATAACTAGCATCGTCTTTAGCGTGATACATGTCATTATTTTTTAACAGCTTTACGTTAACATCCTGAAGCAAGTCCTTTGCTTTCTCTGTATTTCTTGTCAATATACGAGCAAAAGACTGTAATCGCTCCTGAATGTCGGTTAGATGAGTCATCAAAAAGGTAAATCGCCTACACCATCAACCACACTACCACCAGTTACATTATTGGGCTCTGATTCTGAGCGTCCGCCGGATGAAACACTGGCATTTCCAATTATAGGAAGTGCTTCACGCTCTTTTTCGCTCATCGCTTCGCGCACTTCTTTAGAGAAAGATTGTTTAAGCAGGTGAGTATCTTTGTTCTCTTTATCCTTCGGTGTGTAGTCAAATCCTACGATATCGAAAAATACATTTCCTTTTTCTGACAGAAAAAGTTTGTTAGCTTGAATAGGAATGCAGATAAGTGTTTCTCCTTCTGTTTTTCCTTTTACAAGTCCGTGGTTAAGTGTGCTTAAGTTAATTTTTAATTTAATCATTTGTTTAAGTGTTAAGTGTTAAAAAAGGTGTTACGATATGTGACTTAGCATCAGGATGCTCCCTTATTAAAATATCTTTAGCCTGTAATTCATCCTCAGTCCAAATAAATTCTTGTACATCTTCATCGCTTTGGCCAACATTATTATAATATTTAGCTATTCCTATAAACGGTTTCATAACTCATTAGCTTTTTTAATTAGACTACGCAGGGTTAATTCTGAATACTCTATTCCATCAATTGTTGCAATGATAGGTTGATCTTTGCGTTGCCAGATTAAAGTACATTTATCTAAGATATTTCTATCCTTTAACCAAAAACCTAAATCGCCATTAAGCTCTTTTTCCGTTACTAAATAAATCTTATCGAATGACACATCAGTTCCTATAAGATTTTCATCAAGCATATTTAAATCAATTCCTCCATCACTATAAGAAATGGCTGTATCTAAAATCATTACTCGTAATATCCCATCTGAATCTTCTATTATCATTCCTGGTTTAATCTCGCATTTTTTCATATCTCTAAGTATTAAGTTTAAATGTATTAATAAGTTTCTTCAAGTGAGGATTCTCTTCCTTCATCCTTATAATTTGGAAGTAGTTATCTACCTCTATTTCAATTAGTTGTAAAAATTCCAAGAGCTGAGGTGTTAGCTTGGCGACTTTAATAGTCTCACCCGAAACACCGTCGATCACATTCATTGACCGGATCAATATCCCATCGGGCGTTATCTCTGCGGTTTTTATTACTAATCTTGTAGACATTTGCCGATTAGTTCTTTAAATTGTTCAACGCTACGAATCACGTAATATTTGTATCCCTCTTTGCCGATTATGGTTTCCCATGTTAATTGAGAGGGGGATTGCCTACCTGTAGGTGTTTTAAATTCGATGAATATCGGGCCGCGTCCGTAGGGGAGAAGTAAACAAACATCTGCAACACCACGCTGCAAGCCCATTGCTTTATTTTTTACAGCAGCCTCTTTGGATCGAGAGTTATTATTGATCACGAAATATAAACCCCTATACTGGGCGTAAACATTGTGGAAGTGCATGAAACACTCTTGTTGTATTCGGGATTCGGTTAACATAATTCAGGGTTTTCGTGAATGTTGCCGATTACTTCTAAATCTTCCATACTATTAGACGGGCAGAATGGTAGTTGTTCAAATTGCACTTTAGAGTTTTCGTGTTTCCTATAACAAACAAATGATGCACTACTATTATTCCATTTTACTTCAAATTTGTTTAGTTTATAACTAGGGGCGTATCTTGCTCTCAATATATAGCCCTCATAAATATCAACTCCATTTATATCTTTGATCCCGGTGAATTCCATAGGAATAAAATTATTTTCTTCAATCCATATCCAATCTTCTCCAGGTAAGACAGTAAGCAATAAATCGAAATGATCTTCATCGCTATGATAAATACCATCTTCTATAAACTGAATATGTTTTGGAAGTCCATCAATATAACTTTGAAATTTATCATAATCATATCCCATCATACCTGAGCCGTAAAGAGTAATGTTATCAAGCATTATACTTAAATCAGGAATCCAAGCCCGAAATTTAATTTCCCTATTTTTCATCAGAGTCAACAATATATTTAGTTTCTCCAACTTTTACACGGGGATTCTTATTGAATCGCACGCCGTTGTAAGATAATCCTTTTGCTTTTGCAAAGGCGGTTATAGTCCTTAGATTCAGTTTTTTTACAATAGCCTCAAATAGCTCCACGAGAAAGCTGGTTGGCTTGCTATCGATTATTTCGTTTATTTCTTTCATCCCGCTAATGTATGCAATTTATTTCAGTTGTGCAAACTATTTAATAGGAAATTGCTTAAGATTCAATCCTAAAGTATCTTTCTTGTCGAAGAAAGGAATATTTGCAGCTTTGCATTGATTATACAAAGATTCAATCCATTCTTTTTTCATAGGTCGTTTTCCCGGGCCAGTTTCTGGGCCGGTAATTACCCAATCGATCAAATTATTAGCTTCAATATCCATAATAAACTTAGATACCTTACCTAACAACGGCTCACAACTAACAAACCTTACTTTTACAGGTACATTTAATAGTATAGGAATACGCTTATCAGCCATTTTCTGATTCTCGACTGTAACACCTATCCAAATATTATTTGGTGTATCAATATAATTAAGTAAATTATTAGATTCAGATGGAACAGAATCTAATCCATCATCTTTGCATTTTTGCCCGAGCCATTTATAAAATTCCAACATTCTTTCAGGTCTTTTTGTAAGTATCTGGAAAGTATGCCTTGGATTTTCACACATAACATCCCATACCTTTAATATCCATTCAAAAGGAACCGACTCATGAAACAGATCACCCATTGAACAAACAAATATCATTTGTGGTTTTTTCCAGTGAAAAGGTTTTTCTAAGGCAGAATTAACAAAATGTGTTGTGCCATCCCATTGGCCACATTCTAGATCAAATGGATGCATTCTTAATGCATTACCATAATAGCCTGTATGTTTAATTCCAGCCAATATCTTTGCCATCCTTTCAGCATAGCAATTTTTACACCCTTCGGATATTTTAGAACATCCGATTATTGGATTCCATGTTTTGTTAGTCCATTCAATTTTTGTCATATCTCTAAGTTTTAGTTTTCAATTTTATACCTCTCAGCCTGAATTCTCGCCCATCCGTTCTTATACTCTCTCAATCGAGCGTATTCATCAAACTGCCCTCTCTCAGTAAATCGATGCAAAATATACCCGACTTTATAACCGCGAGCCACTCTGATTTCTTCCATCTCAGCTACCGAAGCCCCCGACATCCTCTTCTCAACTGATGAATAATCCATTTCTTGAAGTTCAGCAAATACACGTTCTTTTTCTGTTACCGGCCATTCATACCCACATTCAGAGCACGTTTTAGCCTGAGCAGCGACTATGCCACCACATTGAGGACAGAACTTTACGGGAAATGCATCTAACTTATTCCTTGATTTCTTCGTAGCAGGCTCAAGTGACCACTTACGCTCAATGTGCCAATATCCGAACCGCTGTACGTTCATTCCGAAATCTAGTATCTTAAAAGTGTTCTTGCCGGGCGCAACCCTAGAAGCTCGACCCAACATTTGAAGGTAAAGAGGAAGTGAAGTGGTTGCCCGGTACAATACAATACATTCAATACCCGGATGATCATAGCCTGTTGTGGTAATTCCTACGTTAGTAATCACGCTCCCATTGGTTGATTCGAATTCTGAAAGGGTGGCGGCCCGCTCAACTTTTCCCATGCTTCCGTCTATATGCAGACATCCTAAATCACGAGCAACCTGAATACTACTATTTACCGAAGGGCAAAATATCATAGTTTTTAATCCCGAAGCATGTTTAGCTAGGTTTTCCTTCAACCCTGAGAATACCTTAGTTTCACTATAAAGTCTCTCCATATCCTTTTCATCAAATTCACCGGCTTTCATCTTCAATTTGGAAAGATCGACTGATACGCCGAAGTATGAGGGTTTAGATAGATATCCCTGACTGATTAAGCTTTCGATGCTTGGCCCCTCAACTATCGTAGTATAGAAATCACAGAGCGGTGACTTTTTACCTTGTCTTATCGGAGTTGCTGTTGCTCCGATTACATAACACTCATCTTTAAAGTACTGAAACATAGGATCATGAGTGCGTTTGTGACATTCATCTGCTATCACCAAATCAACACGCTTCAGTAACATAGCGAAATCCAGACGTGATTTACATCTTCGCTTTATAGTCTCAATCATTCCAATCATCACCAGCCCGTTTGGTATTGCCTTGGTTTGAGCAGTAATATTCTCATACTGAATACCAACTTTATCAAATGTACCTCCTGTTTGAGAAAGTAATTCTACCCGGTCAGTTAGGATTAAGCATTTCAATCCTTTTTCGGATGCTGCTTTTACGATAAAAGAGAACATTACAGTTTTTCCAGAGCCTGTTGGACTCATCATAACTACCCGATTATGCCCGATTTTGAACACTTTTCGGATATTTTCGATGATTTTTGACTGATATTCTCTGAGTTTTATCATAGTGATACACCCATCAGTCTATAAATTCTACGCCTATAAGTTTTATGCCTTCTAGCAAATTCACTTATATTTACTATTTTACCATGTTCATATAATTTACCTTTATGCATCATAGTGTCAATTAATTCTTTCAATTCTTCATTCGTTAATTGATATTTTTCTTTTTCTCTTTTTTGTTCAAATTCATCTACTTTTTCTGCATATCTTATGTAAAAATTATTTTTTCTTTTAGCCTCTTCAATTGAAGTATAAAGCTCAATTATACTTTTTACCTCTTCAATAGATAATTGAAACCATTCACCCCAAATTCTTCTTGCTGAATATTTTTTATGTAATGTTCTTTCAAGCTCATTTGCCTCTGGAGTTATGATAAAACCTAAAAGCTCACCTCCATAAGGAGCGTAAGTTTGAAAAGCTCTAAATCTTAATATAGGACTTTCATGTTCTGAATAGCCAATTTTCACTGGCTCTAACCTGTTATGCTTAAAAAAATAAACACATCCATTCCTTTTTTCTTCCATAATGTTACAATTTTATTGTAATTAGTGTGTGTAAATGTAACAAAAAAGTAACACAATTGCAAGTATGCATCAACCTAAAAATCGTTATAACTCACTGAGATTTAATACTTTAAACACTACTTAGTTCATCTTGCAGCAACCTGCATCAACCTTGAAAAACAAGGTGGGTACATACCTAGACTTAGTCTCCCTAAGAGTGTAGAGCGCTGTAACAACCGTAGCATCAAAACCGCCTATACTTACCAGAGAGAGAGGGTGTACTTTACTGTACCCTACTGTATACTATATATTATATATATTATATATTATATTAAATAGTAGTTGTTACAGTTGTTACACGCTCTGTGACGTTAGCGAGACTAAGCGCGATTATGTACCCACCTTCAGCGTTTAAGTTGCTGCATGGTTGGTACGGTTGGTACGGGATTGTTGATTGTTTTTAGTATTACTTAAAGCTTTCTTCAAATATCTCCGGTACTTATTGCCCGCTGGATATACTGTTTTCTGCTTTTTGAATAGATTAGTTATAAATTTAAGTAGCTTCATAATCTAAAGTTATTAATGATTTAAAAAGGCAATTCATCAGTATCCACAGGTTCTGGTGCAGTTTCCCTTCCATACTCTTCAATCCTAACCTCATGAACCCAGAAGCCCCGAGTGTTATTCCCATCGATTCGCTTCTGAGCTTTAACATATCCCAGGTTTTTGAGTGCTATTGAAAGTTTTTGCTGGCTCAGGCGAATACCTGATTTTTGTTCTATACCTGATCTGATTTCTGAAGATGAGTAAAATTTAGCGAACGAATCGCCCTCTTCAGCTTTAGTGAAGTATTTCAAGGGCAGCTCCATCTCTGGGGCTACTTGATTTGCATCGAAGCAAACTTCATTCAGACGGACAATATCTTCTTTATTCAGAAACCAACCTTTTTGATTGTCTCGGAATTTCCAGTATAGTTCTATGAAAAGTTCTGTTTTATCTATTTTTGCAAATTTTGCAAGATCAATAGAATCTACCTGAATTGGTATTATGCGCCTATTACCTGTTAGATCGTTTATAACGTGTTCTTCGTTCGTTGTGCCACAAAGTACAGCCAAGCGCTGGATATCTTCAAAATAACGCCCCCAAGGCTTACGAATAGTAAATTTATCCTTACTTATCATCTCTTTGAAGCGTTTCTCATCAGATTTCGATTTTCCGCCGAATTCATCATCGAGAATTAAAAGTTTACAACACATCAACTGACCTATATCAGCCTCGTTTTTCATATCCAGCTTATTGATAGCAAATAGCCAGCGCAACTCTTCAGGAAGTAACTCTCTGAAGAAATTAGTTTTACCCGTTCCCTGCTCTTGTCCGGTAAGTACAAGGCAAAGAATTGAATAAATACCGTGCGCGCTGGCTATAATTGAGATCAACCACTTTTCTAAGTAATACTCTACAAACTGAGAATCCTTAAAATTCAGGCTACTATTAATGCACTCTGCTAGTTTAGTAACGTTTCCGGTAGTTTTTATGTGTTTATTTTTTTCTATCCACTCGAATATAGGGTTGTACTTGGGGGTAAAGTCAGAATTAATCAAATCAAACACTTTATCTTTGTTTGATTTCTCAGATACTACTTTGATGGACTTGAGATAAATTGAGTTGAGTACATAGTCGTTCATCATTTCGCCGTCAACTTCGACAATACCTGTTATTTCATTATATCGAAATTTATAATTTGATTTCAAAAATATTTCAATGTCATAAAGCAAACCCTCTTCACTGGCTAACTCTTTGGCGGGCATGTCCCAAATTTGCTTGAGTATATCGTCAACATCCGAGCCCGTTATCCCCTCAAACTCATCGAGATATTTTATTGCATCAGCTTTACCATTGACCATCGATCCCGAACCAGATGATTGTTCTTGCTTTCTTCGGATTTTAGCTACTGTCTTAATTTTACTTGTGCGATCAGACACTAGGTCACAACCCGCTAGTTTAGCATAGTAGAAAAAGGATTTGATAGACGAGCCGCTAGACTTTCCGTTGTCAGCCTTTAAGCAATTATCATACTGCTTGTCAGGATTTATTTTTTGTTTTCCATAGTAGTATTGAGAGATAATTTTAAAATAGTCTCGTCCCGATTCACCAAGTTTAGATGCCAGGCCGAAACTAATCCTAAGCCATGAATAATAATCAGTAGCAATATTAATCTGACGCTCTTTGATTTGATTGATAATGAAATCAATGTCATTCTCTGAATATACGTGGTAGTTATATTGTTTTTCATTTACAGTCGCTCGCTGTTCTTTTTTCTCGAAGTATTTCCATATAGTCGCCCCGAAATTCAGATGGCAATCCGGATCATAGGATATGAATCTCAGTCGCCCGATATTTGAGCAATGCATATCCGGAATAATAGAATAGTCATTGATCAGTACTTTCGTAATAGCTTCAAAAGACTCGAAATGTTTTACTTTATTGATTTTAAAATAGACTGCCAGTCCTTTACCTCCAAGTGAAGTGTGAATTGCGAATACTTCAGGAATTTCTTTTAGCGATTGAGTGATTACTTTGGTTGGCTGCGTCTGATCTTTCTCATCTACATCAATCACCAAGAGTCCGGAATGTTCTGAGAGGTCAGAATCTTTTCTGCCCAAGAATAGTCCCGAAGCGGTAACTGCATGAATTTTTTGTTTGTCACGTTTACCGGCGCGATATTGTAGGACTTCATCTTGCCATTTTCCTGATATTATGCCTTTGAAATATTCTTGAACTGTTAGAGTTGATTGTTTTGGTGAGGTTGCATTTTCGAAGATACTTATTTTATGATCTTTCATATTTTACCGGATATTAGGAGAGAGAAATTAAAAGGGGTTGTTAAGTTAGTGAAAAAATGTCGGTTAACTTATAATCATAAAGCATTTTTCCATAAATAATAAAAATCTTTTGGAACTTTTTTCAATGCTTCTACCCAATCTTCATCAATTAAATTAGAAATAGAAACAGGGAATCGTCCTATACCATAATTTAAACTACCTCCATTTTTATGTAATTCTGACAAGTATGATATAATATTAACAGGCAATTCATTTTTTGTAATTTCTGAATATAATGGCTTTTTTATTTCCCTTACACATTCTTTCATATACCCATTCATTAGAAGTGCCATGCTGTCTTTGTTCCAGTTTTTTGGTAATCTATGCCAATTATCATCTATATATTTTTTAGCTTTTTCAAATAAATTCTCCATATCTTCACTTCCTTTTATACAATTCAGCGTTTTTATTGTTCACAGTTATATAGTCAACCCATTTTATATTGAAGTTAGTTACATCTGACATATCAATGTCAGGATTTAAATCCTTTTCCATTTCTAAAGTAAATTTTTCAAGCTCTTTTTTTCTTTTGAAAGGTATTCGAAGATACTTGAACCGGATCAATTTTTTAGAAACTCCGTTAGTTATTTTAAGTCCTAAGAGGTAGATCATAGTAATTAAGGTATTAATTCCCATCCCTTACATTTATGACCTCTTGAGATATTCTTACTAACAGTTCTCTTTTCTACGCCTAGATACTTAGCCGCTTTAGTACGGCTGTCGAATGTGATAGACGCCCCTTCTTTCTGAATGGTTACTGGTTTTGTTTTACCTTGTATATTTCTTAATCCATTCTCATATCCTACCGCATAAGCCATATCGATATAAAGATTTAGCAGCTTCATCCAGTGAGGATTGAAGTAATAAGCAGGGTCAGATGAAGCCCTGCTCTGAAATTCTTGTTTTAATCGCTCTAAGCTCATACAAATTTCATCATCAACTCAGCACAAATATAAATCCCTGCTGGAATGATAGCCCCAAAGACAAACTTAAGCCAGTACTTACGCCAAAATCTAATAACAGATTCTTTTCTCTTTTTCTTCTTTTCCTTCGCCTTTCCTGAGAAGTTCTTAAATCCATTTTCCCAAAAATCACGGGCATAGTAATAGAAATTAATTAATCCTTCGAGTACTGCCCCGGCGAAAGCCAGCTTTTTTTCACCAATAAAAACTGATCCAATTATCAGAAGCGATATAATGGCACAAAAAGATAGTGATTGAAATCTCTTTACCACTAAGTTCTCAATACGTGAGAAACCTTCGAAAACATACCAGGTTGTCACTGTCTGAGTTGATACGATCAGGAATGATATCCCGAAATAAAACCAAAACCAAAAGCTCATAATTTTTCTTGTTTTAAAAGTTCGTCGGCGAATTTATAAGATTGTTTGATTATAACTTCAACCTTTTCATTATCGGAAAAGACTGATTTAGCTGCTCCAGTTAAAGCAGCACTATTGGCCAATATCCCCTGCATAGCCGCACAAGCAGCGTAGAATCGTTTTGACATATACTCTCCGCTCATACCACTTCCCCCTCTCTTTGATTAATAATATCTTCAAGATTCTCTCCGGTTAATTTCTGATACCTCTTAGCGAATTCCATCCTGTCACGAGGA